TTAATTGATTATTTGGACATAGTAAAAACTCCGCACAGTGAAGCGTTTGAACGGCCTAAGCTATTAAATGATTTCAAACAATTTTACACACAATACGATCAGCGTAGAAATAAAGATTTTATCGCTACGTTTCCAGCATTAACAGAATGGTATGAGTCAATACAAGTACAATAGCACAGACTTAGTACGGTCCACGGATCTTACAACAGAAGAAGAATTCTTGCTAAAAGAAAGCAAGACATTCTGCATCTATCCTTGGATACACTTACACGCTTATCCTACGGGCGAAGCATATCCTTGCTGTCATGCTGAAATGGGTGTAGGACAAGTGGGCAACTGCCGTGAAAAATCACTAGAAGAAATCTGGTATGATGAGCCCATGAACAAGCTACGATATAATATGATTCATGATATTCGCTCAGACGCTTGTGCTCGTTGTTATGAACAAGAGGAATCAGGTTTCTTTTCGGGTCGCAAGAGTGCTAATAAACATCACGGGCACAATATCAAACGCCTGGGCGATCAAGAATTTAGAATGACCTACTGGGATATTCGTTTTAGTAACTTATGTAATTTAAGTTGCCGTAGCTGTGGACATATATTCAGCTCAAGCTGGTATCAGGATCAAGCACAATTAGCTGGGCCAGAATGGACTAAACATAATTCAGTATTGAATTTTGCTGGACGTACAGAAATAGACATGTGGGAACAATTAAAGCCACATTTAGATTATGTAGAGCAAATATACTTTGCCGGCGGTGAACCTTTAATGATGAAAGAGCATTATCTAATATTAGAAGAATTAGAGCGCAGAGGGCGTTTTGATGTACGTTTAATTTATAATACAAACTTCACACAAACACGCTTAAAAGACCGCTGGGTATTTGATTATTGGAAGAAGTTCGATTCAGTGGCAGTAGGCGCAAGTTTAGACGCCATGGGCCCACGTGCTGAATACATACGCAAAGGTACTAACTGGGCCACCGTAGAAGACAATCGTCGGCGTATGCAAGACACTTGTCCAAATGTAGATTTTTATATTAGTCCTACACTAAGCATAATGAACGCAGAACATTTACCCGAATTCCACCGCACATGGGTAGATCAGGGTTTAATTCGTGCTCAAGACTTAAATGTAAACATACTACAAGATCCTGCACATTATAGAATTGATATTGCTCCTACAGCGTATAAAGCTCGACTAGCTGAATTATATCAAGAACATATTGCGTGGTTAAAACCGCAAGATCAATTACAACGTGCTACAGTAGGATTTGAATCAGCAATTAAATTCATGCTGGCCACAGACAATACCAAATTAATTCCAAAGTTTTGGGAAAAGACTTTTCAATTAGATCGTATAAGAAAAGAAAGTGCTTTATCTATTATTCCAGAATTGGCGAATTTAGCATGAATGTACCACACGATAAATTCTGCCCGCTACCTTGGATTAGTTTAGAAGCGTCGCCTATAGGCACTGTACGTCCTTGTTGTCTAGCTGACGATGAAATAGTAGATGATTTTGGCAACAAGTGTCGTTTGAACACACATGACTTTGCCACAATAAGAAACACTTATCACATGCGTGAGTTAAGAACGCAGTTTCTCAACGGTCTACAACCTGCTACATGTCGTCGTTGTTGGGCAGAAGAAGACGCTGGTCGCACAAGCAAACGCATGCACACACTAGATCGTTTAAAACATTTACCCGTTGAGTCTTTTACTGAAGAAATACAACCGTTAATGTTTATTGATTTTAAACTGGGTAATATTTGCAATTTAAAATGTCGTATATGCGGATCGTGGAGTTCAAGTACCTATGCCGCAGAAGAATTAAAGTTTACAGACAAGCCTAAGGAATCATTTCACTATACTATGTTACGTGAAGGCGCATGGCCGCGCACGAGTACAGAGTTCTGGACAGAGTTAGAGCAGTATAAAGATCAACTACGCTACTTAGAATTTACCGGCGGTGAGCCCTTTATGATTCAGGAGCACTTTGATTTATTAAAAGAATTAGCTGAACAGGGTTACGCAGATAATATTGACATACACTATAACACCAATGGTACTCTATTTCCAGAATATGCAGAAGCTATATGGAGCCATTTCAAGCATGTAGAAATTGCTTTTAGTATAGATGACGTAGGCGCTCGTTTTGAATATCAACGTTCGGGTGCTCGCTGGGATCAAGTACAGGCTAACATAGATAGTTTTATTGCCATGCGTGACCGTAATACAAATATTAGTTTACAAGTCTGTTCGACTGTTAATGTGTTCAATGTTTATTATTTAAAAGACGTTGCTGACTGGATTTATTCCAGAGATTTTGATTTTGTCTATTGGAATATGCTACACGATGCACCGCAGTTTAACATAGCTAATTTGCCATGGGCTGTTAAAATGGCCATTAGTGATCATTTAACCGAACAAGAATTTAATCCTAAGTGCCGTCAAGATATTGCTCGCATTATATTGTTTATGAATCGCACTCAAGGAACAGACGGATCAGCGTTAATTGAAAGCATACGCCTGGTCGATCAACGTAGAAATGAAAGTTTAAACACAGTGGCACCAGAACTTGCAGGATTATTGAATTATGACCGTTAAACAACGACTACTGTACAATCCAGAATATTGGACCAATTTAACCACGTTCTTTTTAGAACCCATTTGGGATGAATATTTTGAGCGTGTGCCTATTGTTGCGGGACAAACATACAGCACTGCTGAATACACTGTATATGCTAATTTTTTAACAGCTAATCAGTGGATTAAACCCTATCAAGAGCAAGGATTTAACATAGTAATTGATCATTTATGGGATACCTGGGTCGAAGATGAATTTGTGTCTACAGATCAGACTCTGGTCTTGCGTAATGTCAATTGGTCTTGGTACAACGAAAGTTTATGGTATACTGCACTAGGTTACAGTACATATCAACCCAATCGACGACCCGATAAATCATTCCTTATGCTAATGAATTTACCAAGACCGCATAGAGATAGTATATTTGAACAGCTTAAAGATTATTTAAATCAGGCCATTTACAGTTATCACGGACAAGGCATAGAATTGCAAAATGGTCAGGATATGTCTAAAAATGAAACGACCTGGCAACGATACAGTAATCCAGACTGGTATGATCACACGCACTTTAGCGTGGTTGTAGAATCGAGTTTACAAAACAATCCAATGGCGCACTCAGAAAAGTCCTACAAGCCCATGGCATTTTATCATCCAACAATCACTTGGGGTCCAGCTGGTTTACTTGAATATTTAAAAACACAAGGATTTGAAACTTTTGCTCATCGAATTGATGAAAGCTACGATCAGGAACAAGATCATGTACAACGATTAAATCAAGTTTGTGCCAGTGTAGTTGAGTTAATTGATCAACTAGATCGAGACCCAGGGTATCTAACTGACGCACAAACGCAACAAATAATCAAACATAATCACAATCATTTTTATAATCAGGATTTAATTCGCCAGCGATTTAAACAAGAGATTATTGACCCAATTAAGGAGTTTGCACAATGACACAAGTGTTAATTGGCAGTCGCGGTGTCATTGGGCAAAGCCTACTCGAACAACAGTCATTTGACTTAGTGTTTAACAGTGACAATATACAAGACATGACCAATGGCACATATAGCCGGGTTATTTGTGCCGCACCGTCGGGTAATAGATTGGCAATAAATCGCGGAGAAATCGACGATCTATCTCAGGTTAAACAAATTGCACAAGTGCTTGACTCATGCTCGATTGGCCAATTGGTATTAATTAGTACTGTGGATGTTATAACAGATCCTACTAGCACGTACGGCGCCAACAGACTACACTTAGAAGCTTGTGTACAACAACATGCAAACCATTATATACTGCGCTTGTGTACGCTGGTTGGACAACATATTAAAAAGAACATGTTATTTGATTTAACAAATAATTTGTATATTGATAAAATCGACGGCCAGGCGCAATTACAGTGGTGCATATTAGATGATATTGTTAATCAACTCAAACTAGCAGAAAAGAATAACACACGCACGGTTAACTTAGTTAGTGAACCTATTGTCAATGAAAAAATAGCTGAACAATTTTTTCCTGAGGTTAAATTAACAGCATTTGATACTAATAAAAAATATAATCTAACTCCTTATGTTTATACACAACAGCAAATATTTACGGCCATTGAAAGATATTTAAAATGATTTATATTTGCGGAGATAGCTTTGGCGTAAGTGATCGAGATTATGGTCCATGTTGGGTGGACTTGTTGCGCGAGCGTGTGAACCAGCCTGTGATTAATTTAAGTCAAGTGTGTGCAAGTAATTTAATGATAGCTCAACAGGTAGATCAAGCTCACGCGGCTGATTGGGTAATTGTTCTGTTCACAGCGTCAACTCGCGGAGAAACTGTCGTCGACGATCGTGTTATTCCTTACAGCATACATAGTTTAGATCATACTACTCCATTTAATAACAATCAATTAAACATATTAAAAGAATATACTGCGGAATTCTTTAATTTATCTTTGGAAATATATCGAAATCAATGTATAATAGAATCAGTATTACAGCGATTAGTTGACCGCGGGCAAAAGTTTTTATTCGACCAAGGTGGTTTTGAACACCCAAGTTTTGGTGGGGCAACAGATTATTTTAAAAAATATGCTGAATATCGCAGTGCGATTAATTTATGGGATTATGCTCAAACGAGAGAATATAGACCTTATTATCATATAACAGATATCAGCGTACACCAAATGGTTGCTGACTATTATAAAGGAAAAATCAATGAAATCTGACAGCTTTTGTATGGCGCCTTGGGTGCATACATATCTAAGCCCACAAACAGAACGACGCATGTGCTGTGCCAGTAGAGAACCTGCACAATCATTTAAACAATATATAGACACTGATGCTGGTACTGGTACATATAATCCGCAAACGTTAGAAGAATGGTGGAATGGTGAACACATGCGTTCAGTGCGTGTGCGTATGATACGTGGAGAAACATTGCCAGAGTGTGAAGTATGCAACAATAAGCTACTGAACACAGACGTTTACAGGAGTTATTTCTGGCACCTGTTCGGTCATAATTATTTACAAGTGGTATCAACAACTGACTGGAATACAGGTCATTATAAAGGGGTACCAGTAAGTTGGGATTACAGGTTTAGTAACTTGTGTAATTTCAAATGCCGTACATGCGGTGATATGTTGTCAAGTGCGTGGGAGTCTGAACAACGTCAACATAATATGATTAACTGGCATGATCCAAAGAATAATTGGATGCAACCAGAAGTAAGAAAGGAAATAACCCGTTTCCAAGATGAGCAAATAGAAGCTGAATTTGCTCGCGCTGTGGAAGAACACTGTGTAAAAGAAGTATATTGGGTAGGCGGAGAGCCCTTGATGTACGAACAACACTGGCGTTATATGCAACGCATAATTGAGCTAGGCGACGGGCCTAATGTATATGCACGTTACAACACCAATTTATCTAGGGTTAACTATAAAGGCGTTGACTTATTTGACGACATTCTTAGCGGGATTCGTGACTGGCAGATATGTGCGTCGCTCGACGGAACGGGCCGCATTGGAGAATATATTAGAACAGGACTTGCGTATGATCAATGGCTTCAAAACTACCGTAGAGCAGTTGAAGCAAGACGTTACGGACGCCAAGTCAGAATTGACTTCACTCTCACCCTCCCAGGTCTATTCTCCATCAATGAAATCCTACAACTTGCTCATGAAACTAGTTCGGAAATCCTGGCTAAAGTAATATTCAGCTTTAGTCCGGACATCATCCTAAGCCCATTGGCACTGCCACGCAAGTTACTAGACAAGAAGGTCGATAGTCTAGTAACAGCTTGCCCAGATGGCGCACTTAAAGACGTCTTATTACAATTAAAATCACGCCCAACATTTGAAGAACAATGGCCCGATATTTGTCAAGAGGGTTTAATCAAGGGCAAACAGCGTATACAACAGCTAGAACGCATACGTGAGGACACTTACACACTTGCGGATATATTAGAGGAAGATCCAGAAATAGCCGAATGGTATGAAAATATTAGATCAAATTGAAATCGATTACGGCACTGCCGACAATCACATTACAGCTTATATTGACATTTGGGACCATAATTTAAGTCGTAAATGGCTTGCGGCATTAAATGAATTATTACGCAAGAATTATCACTTAGAAAAGAATTACTGCTTTTTTGGTTGGGCTGATGGTGAGCGAAATGGTCCGCTAATTGTCGATCAAATTAATTCAAGCATAGCGGCTATCAATTCCGCTAACCTAGGCTATACAATTGATGATTATTTTACATTAGATAACAGTTTATTACCAGGAGAAATGATTCCTGAACATTTACTCAGCGTAGGGCAAAGACAGTCACCGCCGGGGGATATTAACAGAGAACATTTTAATAACTTACATCGCTACTTTGAAGATTTACAAGGCGTAAGCGGACAGATGAGTCCGTACTACGAACGTGCTGATGCAACCACACGCTGGCACATACGTCAATTAAACTTGTTATGTCACGAGTTTGAAAGCTGGGCATTAAGCTATAGAAAGAAATACACCGCTCCAGACTGGCAAAGGCCCAGTCAATTAATGTGCTGGTTAAATGCTCCACGCTTTAATTTAACCCAAGACGATTATGAGATGTTTGGTATAGAATCGATTAGTCGTTCAACAGGTGGTGTGTATGTAGGAGTAAACAAAGCCATTGGCAAGCACCATTGGGAAGTGTTTGTAGACGAAGCAAATTATGATCCTACTGTTAAAATAGATAATCTAACTACAACTACCATGCGTGGGCAATTAGAAGCCGCCGGAGACTTTGATATCGAGTGGGGACAAAATCCTGCCGGACACGAGTGGCAACAGCGTCATTTAGCAGACTTTAGAACTTGGTTGATTAACAACGGATTTGATCCTAACGATAAGTCACTTACTATAGGACACCCGCAAGTTGGTCAGGTTGACTTACAGCGTACATTTGGCACAGACAATCACCAAGCAATTTGGGCACAACTAAGCCGGCATCTTAACGTATGGCAGATAAAAACGAGCACAGTAGAAAATCAGTATAATTATACATGGAGCGATGATAATTTCATTGATCTCCAAGTCGAACGAATAATCAAAGGAAATTAAATGCAGTGGATTAAGAATCTATATAATCGTATTCTATTGGAAATACGTTATAGAAAGAAATTAAAAGAATTACGCAAACGCGACCCATTTATCTATAAATGAAATATCATTTAGGAATAAGCGCCGGGTTTCATGACGCGGCTGTAGCAGTTGTTAGCGAATCTGGTGATATATCATTTGCCGCTCACTCTGAACGCTACAGTAAAATAAAGAATGACAGTCATTTAAATGAGCAGTTGCTGGCTGAGTTATGCAATTATGACTTTAAGACTATTAATTATTATGAGCGGGCTTGGTTACATAACCTGCGTTTGTTATATACAGGACAAAATGGCATAGGCTCCTGGACTACCAGTGGCATATTAAAAGAACATCTAGGCTCTTGGTATAAACATCCAGCAAAGGAAAAGAGTTGGCCACATCATTTATCGCATGCGGCATCGGGCTTTCAAACATCACCATTTGATCGTGCCACAGTTGTAGTCATTGACGCTATAGGTGAGTTTGACACAGTTAGCATCTGGGGAGCAGAATATGATAGCAAAGGTCGTGCAACGTATAAGAAGCTTTGGGGCCAAAAATATCCGCACTCGTTGGGTTTATTTTATTCAGCAATTACCAAGCGTGTGGGCCTACACCCACTAGACGAAGAATACATTACCATGGGCATGGCTGCCTGGGGTAACCCGCATTGGACGGGTAAAATGTACGATGATTTAATTGTAGATCCAGCAGAAGTAACATTTACACAAAATTTACACTTAGGATTGGAAGAACATTGGTTAGATGCCGCTAGTGATGTGGACATAGCTAGTTCGGCACAATACTTGTTAGAAAGTTTAATATACGAAATAATGACACGAGCTGTTAAATTAGGGTGGAGCAGAAATTTAGTATATCAAGGTGGGGTAGCACTCAATTGTTTGGCCAATAGAAACTTAGGTGCATACTTTGATCGTATATGGATCATGCCCAACCCAGGAGATGCTGGCAGTAGTTTAGGAGCAGCCGCACTGGCATACGGACGTAAGCTCAACTGGACTGATGCTAACTTAGGCCACAATATACCGGGCGATTATCCATCTAATGCTTGTCTTGATTACTTACTGCGCGACGGCATTGTGGGCGTGGCTAGTGGACGTGCAGAGTTTGGTCCTCGTGCCCTGGGTAATAGAAGTTTATTAGCTGATCCACGTGGACCAGAAATAAAGGACATGGTAAATGCGATCAAACGACGACAACAATTTAGGCCGTTCGCTCCAGTTATTCTAGCCGAGCATGTTCACGATTATTTTGATGTTCCCCGCGGTTTTGTCAGCACCGATTATATGCAAGTGGTTGCTCGATGCCGCTATCCCGATCTTTTCCCGGCTATAGTACATGTGGATGGAACCAGCCGAGTTCAAACAGTTCCTAAGAATTCGTCGGGCATACGTGATTTGTTAGAGAAATGGTTAGTATTAACTGACTGCCCTATGTTGCTTAATACAAGTTTAAACATACGTGGCGAGCCCATGGTAAATGATCGTGCAGACGCTGATCGTTTTGAACGTTTATATGGCGTTAAGGTCTGTAGCTAATTGATCTAATCTAGCGTACTTGGCTGTACTGCTACAAAACAGTTGTTGATTATATTCTATATCGTCAATTAAATTTACATACCACGTATGTAAATCTATTTTAGATAGTTTATTCACAGTAGAAATTAATCGTACAAAGCGTTCGGTATTGTCTAATTCTTTATCATAAGCATTGTCTATATAATCGTCGTAGGTTCTATAACCCAATTCTTTTAATGTAGTTAATGTATTGGCGGTGCCGAAGATGACAAATGGTTGGGCATGGCGGATGGCTTTAAATGTCTTTTCGCTGATAAATGCACCGCCCGATCCGTCAGCATCAAAAAAGGTTTCTAATACTAGATTACAATAACTGTCTTCAAATAGTTTACGATCTAGTACCCAGTGACTATTGTGTTCTTCAGCTGTGAGTGTGTCACAAGCATAAGGTGCGTGGGCTAAGAACTCACGAGCATACTCTTCTAATCCCGGAAAGTCATGTATGCGAATAGGATTATCTGCAAATTGATCATTAATATCAACAGTATTATAACTCCAATAACTGCGATCCAATAAACCTTGTTTATGAAAGTAACTGACAATAGTGGCTCTGGGCCATTTGTGTATTCTACTAAGCATGGTAAATTGTTTAGATCTTGGGTTGGCATGTGCTAGACAACCAGGTTGTGGCTGATCATTCCAAACAACACCATTGCGCCAATAAAACAGCTCATGGTCTGGAAAGTAAACAAAGTTGTTTAACTGTCGACACGCGGTATTACCCGACACAAACACATAGCAATTTGTAGGTAAGTTGTGTTCAGCGCACAGACTGTCCAGGCGAGCTTTTTCGTGAGCAGGGTTATCGCCTTCGTGATAATAAAATAACACACGTAATTGATGTTCTTTCAATAACTCACGCACTTGATCGCTCATTAGAGCAAAGTAATCTATGCTAAAATCAAACCAGCCTATTCCTACCGGATAGTAACTGTTAGTAGGAATAGGTTGGTCAATATAACTAATACCTATAGGATAGTTATGATCATGGCAATAGTAGATTAATCTACATGGAATGATCCAAGGGTAAGTGTCGCCCATGCCATGGTAACCATTTGACGCATCCATAGACGGTGCTAGATTAGGGTACGGGCGGCCATTTTCTTCTCGATCAAAAACAAAATTAAATGCCATTTAACATGCCCATTAATTCATTCCACAGTATATTAGTCAGTCCATTTGAATAAAAATGATTGTAATTATGTTCTACAGCAGGTAACATAGCACGATGTAATTGTTCTCGTTCTTTCATACTGAGGCTATTTAACTGTTTTAATAATTGGCAAACCTTTTCTATTCGCTGAATATCATTGGTTTCTTCGTCGTATGATTCATCTATTATGTTACCGAATGTCTTAAATCCATACTCACGTAAGTACTCTAAGCTATGTGCCGGTGCTACTAGTACAAATGGCATTTCTAGTGCAATGGCTTTAAATGTTTTTTCTGTAATATGTGTTCTGCGTCCAAAATATACAGTCTCAGTAGGCACATATACCAAACTGTCTGCGGCCTCATCGAAGTTAGTTAACCAACATGAACTCATAACTGGTGTATCTTCACCCGGGAACAAGCGTGGTAAGTCTGCGGCATCAAATACTTGCTCAATGTCTGCGTATATGTTACAATACTTTTGAGCTACTGTTGAAATATCTACGTTTTCATAAGCACACACTCTGGGCGCCGATATCCAATTATACTCTAACTTTTGTTTAAACACATTATACAAGAATAACACACGATGATCACGTTTGCCTGCTACAATACGATTAGGACTGATAAAGGTTTTTGTTGGCTTACGGTCACGGGCTCTAGCTATTAAAAATGCGCGATCATATCCACGATACCAATCTTGACATGCCCAAGCGTGATAAAAGTAATAGTGTGGAGTCCACTCATATCGCTCGCACATACGCTCAACATATTCTCCACGCTCACTTACCACAACATGTCCAAAAGGACGTGGCTTGTTTATACGAGCACCATTATGGTCCCAAAGGTCGGCGTTGCGTTCAAGAACTTCATCAAACAATGGTCGATGTAAGTCCAACCACACAGGTTCTTGGTCATGAAAGAACACATAGTCTTTATCTTGAACACTTACAGGACCTAGATTAAATAATGCATCAGGATCAGTTCTACCAGGAGGATCACAGTAAAACAGTCTTGTACCCGGGCGGTTTGTTAACAGCCAAGGCAAGAACGTGTTATTGTAAATCTCATCTATTCTAATCATGTTTGACGTATTTTATACTGGAAAAAAGCCTAATATATTCCCGCACGAACGGGCTGTAAATACTATTGAACAAGCACAACAGTTAAGTCGTACTCGATACTTCTGGATCATAAACTATTTAACAGACTACACAGGCTTTGATTTTTTATATGAGCCTGTGCCTTGGGAAAGTAACCAGGCACACGTTTGGCCCAGTCAGCATCAAGCTAATGGTCATACATGGTTAGTGCCCAAACAAGGATATACTGATATAAACCGTAATCACCCGCAACTTCGACGCAACAAGCGTGTGCCCATTGTGGCCATAGATCATGGAGATGGAGTGACCTTTGACCACGATTATCGGACTCGTTACATAAGTGATTACCTAGGTACACTTAAACGTGTGTTAAGCAAACTAGATGAAGAGTATGTTTGGGTAGCGTCAAGTGTGTGTGACTACAGTGACTTTGATTGGACTTGGCACCCCAGTGAGTGGCAACAGGACATGCTACACGTGTTTGCCAGTGATCAACTAAAGTTTGGTGATACGTTCTTTGTACATGTTCCTAGCTTTATAGCTAAAACAAAAAACCTAGCATTATTAGAATGGTTTGATACCATCCACTTTGTAGAAGGTATTTCAGTGCCACGTTCGCCTGTGCCAGTTAAGTTTCATACACACGATAGTCAAGTTACCGCTATTAAAGCGTACGATTTCTCTCGTGCGCCTGTTGTACAGTTTACTCGTAATCGTGTGGGTGAATTGCCGGAACCTACTATTAACTTATGGCGTCAAGAAACCAAAGCAGTTATTCCAATGACTCCGGGTGCTAGTACTGTGCTAGTTCCACGTGAAGCTAAGAACTATGTCAACACGCAAGTATATGATTACCCTGTAATAGACCGCTCACATAGGAATACTCTAGAGGATCCACTGTTAGACATTGTGTTTATCAGTAACGGCGAAATTAATGCTGAATACAACTACGAGAAATTAAAGTTCTATGCTGGCGATCGCAATCGTATTACTCGTGTGAATAATGTTAAAGGACGTGTGGCCGCTTATCATGCGGCAGCCAGAGCCAGTAGCACTCCTTGGTTTTTTACTGTGTTTGCCAAATTAGAAGTTGAGCCTAACTTTGATTGGACCTGGCATCCTGACTGTTTACAACAGCCCAAGCATTATATCTTCCATGCACGTAATCCCGTTAATGGATTAGTCTACGGACACCAAGCCATGATTGCTTATAATAAGGATCTAGTTCTAAACAATCCAGGACACGGACTGGACTTTACATTAGACGATGCACATGAAGTTGTGCCCATTGTAAGTGGAACAGCTTACTATAATATGGATGCATGGACCTGCTGGCGTACTGCTTTCCGTGAAGCACTCAAGTTAAAATCAGCAACAGATGTGGAAAGCAAGTATAGATTAAGCAAATGGGTGGAAGATCGTATTCACACACTTGATCCTGGGTTCGGGCAATGGAGTCACATAGGTGCTCGCGATGCTGTGGAGTATTATGATTCGGTTAACGGTAACTTTGATGAACTTAAGAAGAGTTACGAGTGGGATTGGTTAGCTAGTTATGCGTTCGTAAAGCATAACTTGTTGCCTAACAGCTAAATAAAAGTGCCCCTCGCGATGTTGGAAGCATCCAGGAGCTCTAATAGTTGAAAGGAACTACCAGCATGAATAATACTTATTATGTTTACGCCTACCTAAGAGAAGATGGCACACCTTACTATATTGGTAAAGGAAAAAGTCGTCGACATCTAGGTGATCATAGAGTTCATGTTCCTACTGATAAGGAACGTATTGTATTCTTAAATGAAAATCTCTCTGAATCAGACGCATTTAATCTAGAAAAATATTATATACAGAAATATGGACGTAAGGATCTAGGTACAGGTATTCTACGAAACTTAACTGATGGTGGAGAAGGAGCCACTGGTGCCATTAGATCTAAAGAATTCAAAGAAAATTTAAGGCAGTCCAGAACAGGTATTCCCCGCAGTGTTGAAATTATAGAAAAAATTAAACGAAACGCTGTAGGACATATTGGTCCTAATAATGGTATGTATGGTCGTCAACATACTACAACCACTAAAGAACTAATAAGGAATAAACAAGTAGGAAGAAAACATAGCTCTGAGGTCAACGCCAAAAAAGGTTTACCGGGAGATAAGAATTCACGTGCTCGTTCTGTCATGACACCATATGGATCATATACAACAATAAAAGAAGCATCTGAGAAACTTAACGTGTGTTATCACACAATTCTAAATCGTATTAAGTCAACAGCTAACCGATTTAATGAATATTATTTTATTACTTAATATTATCGAGTACCGAATCGATTATGTACTCTACTTCTAAATCCGATAATTCTGAATAAAAGGGCAGTGAAAGAACTCTACGTGCTAGACTAGAACTCACTGCTAACATATCTGGTCCTGGATATTCTCTAAACGCACCAACTTCATGTAGTGGTTCTTTGTAATGAATGCGTGTTTCTATTTTCTTTAGTTCTAAGTTACGCTGTAGTAAATCCCTGTTATCAACATCAATGACAAACTTATGGAACGCATGTCCGTTAACAGTATTGTCATCAATCAAACTGCGAATGCCTGACTTCTTTAAACGTTCAATCCAATATACTGCAATCTTTTGACGACGTTCTTGCCAAGCATCTAAGTGACGAGTTTTAACCATCATTTGAGCGCAGTCAACTTCACTCATACGGCTGTTACTACCAACTATTTGGTTACCTGGTTTACCATGCTCACGCCATTCTCTGGCGTAGAGTACTAAGTCTAAGTTGTTAGTTACAATAGCACCACCGTTGCCAAAGTTAGCAAGGTTCTTCATAGGATCAAACGAAATGGCAGCCGCATCACCAAAGCGTTGGCATCCATTGGCTAACCAATGTTGTGCGGCATCTTCAATCCAAGTAACATTACTGTTGAATACAGTACGCATGGGCCAATACTTAACTTCGGCCATCTTCATTATACTGGCACCATACAAGCCCACTGACACCACTGCCTGGAATGCCAAGTCATGTGGAATAGTGCGTGGATCAAATAAACCATACTTGTCTGTGTCTATAAAGTATAGTTCCCAACCTGCTCGAATAAATGCGTTAGCAGTGGCAGCAAAAGTTAAACTAGGTACAAGCACCCGTGGTGGATTGACGACTGTTTGTCTTGCGTAGTATTCAGCAATGATTTCTAGTGCGTGGGTGCCTGAGTGACAAGTAACAGCATATCTAACGTGATTCTTCTTGGCTAACCACGCTTCAAACTCTTCTGTGTTATTGCCATTCATTAACTGTCCGCTACGCAGAACTTCATCTGTAGCGTCTAATATTTCTTGGCGTAGATTATTATACTGCTTCTTAAGCCCGGTGAAAGGTATTGTAAGTCCTGACATTATGAGAACCAATAAACGGAATGATAGATAAATAACATTATGTATTTACAAAACAAATATACTCGTTACTATTATAACATCATTAATAACGCAAAAGCAAGATCAATTGATGGTTATTCTGAACAACATCACATTATTCCTAAATCTTTAGGAGGATCAAATGATAAATCAAATCTTGTAGCACTTACACCAAGAGAACATTTTATATGTCATTGGTTGCTAACCAAAATGTTACCAAAATCACCAGAACAAAAGAAACTATATCATGCGTTCTCCGCATTTAACATGTCTAGTTCCACTCAACAAAGACAAATATCAAGCAAACAATACCAAATACTTTCTAAGGCAAGTAAGATTGCTCTTAAAGGGAACACACATAATAAAGGCAAAGTAAGGTCTGCTGAGGCTAACGAAAAACAAAGACAAACTATGTTAGCAAAATATAAAACACAGAAACACAAGAACGCTGGCAAAACTTACGATGAATTATATAGTAATGCCGCTGAACGTAAAGCCAAACTAAAAGGACCACGTGGTCCTCGTAAGAATCCTCCTGGTCCACAAGCCTTAGTTACGTGTCCTTGTTGCGGTAAAACAGGAGGAGTTAGTAATATGAAACGTTATCACTTTGATAACTGTTCTGTCCAAAAGGGTGAACTCGCAAGCCACTCATAGTATGCTTGGAATCCTTCTTCTACGTCCACTGTAGGATAAAAGTTAAAATCTCTACGTGCCGCATCAATATTTAACGCACCACGACTTGGAAAGTCTGCGTCTTTATCGCGAACTTCTATAGTGCCTCGGCCTACAATTTTAACTGCTAGTTCTGCGGCCTCTAACAATGTGCGGCTGTGACTTTTGGTAATATTATATGTTTTATTATTTGTATTATCACTTAGTGCGGCCGCAACAATACCATCTGCGGCATCATCCACATAGGTAAAGTCCAGTGTCTCCCCGGCACCATTTACCTTTAATACCTCACCACGCATGGCAGTGAGCATAAACTTGGCAATCACACGATCTTCTACATCAAGTGGACCATACACAGCACTAGGACGAATAATTGTATGTGCTATATTTGAACTGCGTGTGTAGTCACGTACCAACCATTCTCCGGCTAGTTTCATAATACCATATTGTCCTTGTGGACGACAAACGGCATCTTCTGTTACGTCATCTTTAAAGTCACCATAAACCATACTAGAGCTAATGTACAAGAACTTACATACCTTGTGCTTCTTGGCATTTTCCAATAAGTTAAGCAGGCCTTCGCTCATAGCACGTGAACCTAGTTGTGGGTTTGCGTTAACAACTTTTTGACGTGGAAAGCTAGCCATGTGTATGATAGTATCTGGCTTGAACTTACGCAACAAGAAGTCGATACCATCGTCGTCGGCAATATCTATACGATAGATTTCTTTGGTTGTGATCTTCTTTAGTCGCTCGCCAATTAGATAATCCAATTCTTCTTGTGGGATGATACCATAGTTGGTGCGTGTATCTGTGATAATAACATTATGTCCGAGCTTTTCAAGTCGAGCTACAACATTATGTCCAATTAGGCCTAGTCCGCCTGTTACTAAGATTGTCCTTGTTTCCATTTTAATGTCCAATAAAGTTCGTCTGGTTCTTTGAGTCTAGCAACAATGTGATATCGGTAACCCCAATGCATAGGATCCATCGCACGATGCCAAAATGGTTGTTCTACAGCATGTTCCATAACCCACTTACCTGCTTCTGTTGCTTGCCATTGAATGATAGGTTCTGCGGCATACAAGTTTGGATCTTCAACATCGCCTAAGGTAAATGAGTGTACAATAACGTCTGATATTTTTACTGCTTGATCGTTGATCAGCCGCCACTCGGTCGCCTTGAATAATTTTTCTGAATCGTGATTATAGTATCCGGCCATACTGTTATTATAACGCATTTCTATAAAATGTCAAGTGTCATAAATACCATTATGATATACCTATACATAAAAACACATAATAAAACTGGATTAAAGTATTTAGGCAAAACAGTAAGGGACCCGTACAAATATAAAGGTTCTGGAAAAAGATGGACTAATCATATTAAGAAACACGGTAATGATGTAACTACAGAAGTAGTTGGTATATTTAATACAAACGAGGAATTAAAACAATTTTCTGTAATATTATCCGAAGAACTTAATATTGTTGATTCAGATAAATGGGCTAATCTTATGCCCGAAACTGGCACAGGCGGTGATACATCAAAATATATTAATTATGCAAACATCAATCATGGTAAAGGGCAAACATACGAGGAAAGATATGGTGTTGAAAAGGCATTAGAACTTAGGCAGATGAGATCTAAGAAACTTTCCGAAACTAGGAAAGGTAAGACATATAAGCAAATACACGGTGCTGAGCAAGCCGAGATACTTAGAAAGAAACGATCCGAAGACCGCTCTAAATATAACACCGGGCGCACCCATTCTAGTTCTACCCGCGAAAAAATAAGCCAGCGAGCAATTGGGAGAATACAACTTCGTTGCTCGTGTATTATTTGTCATACAGAAATATCAATTAATAATATTTCTAGTCATTACAAAGTCCATCCATCATTGGAAAAATCTTTGAAATAACCTCAGCAATTGCTCTAGCAATATCCATATGCTCTTTTTGTGTTCCGTGCGCTGATCTTAGTTCGCAATAGTGAATCCAGCTACGTAGTGTGCCATTCATGTACAACCGACTTACGGTATTACCTTCCGGTAGTACTGCACGAGCTTGTTCTTTGGCGATACCGTTTTCAATAGCCCAAGCGTAAGCATCTTTAGCGGCAGCAATAACGAACTCTTGTTTTTTACGCCAGGATTCTTTTAACTCGCTTTCGTTGTCTGAGTCGCCTATTTCTACGCTGTTCTGTCTATTTTTGGTATCTTGTAAGCGAGCTTCACGAATAACAAAATCCAAATCCTTTGTAGGATCTGCATAGCGTTGGCTAAACTCTTGGAAACTAAAACTTCTATGTCGTAATATTTGTCTAGCAATATCACGTGTGGTTTCGATTTCAATACAAGCACTTACCATTTCAAGTGGGCTCCAATGAGCATGTTTAATCAAATACTTGATTAACTTTTCACTTGTTTCGGTATTGAGTTGGTTTGCGGGATTACTTACTCTAGCACAGTAAGCAATAAGCTCTTGAACGTTGTCAATACCAACTGAGTTGAATTCCTCAGTTGGCTGACTATATGATACGAGTTTTACTTTCACTTAATTTTTTCTAACAGTTTGTCAGTTTCGGGTTGAACAAGATCAGCTACAGCTTCAACATCAACTACAAAATCCACATCACGTATTTCATGGTCTAAATCATTAAGAGTTCTTGTAAGCATAGTTTCAATTTCTTCTAATGCTAGTCCTTGTTTCTTTAACGTGTGTAGATTTATAGTTTTTTGTTTACTTCCTGTTAGTTTGATCACTACTTTTTTAATGCACTCGAGTGGGATATCAGTCTTGTGTACTTCTGCAATAATGTGTTCCCATCTCTTCAAGAAGTCATCACTGAGTTGCACTCGCCACCGCCTGTTTGCTAGGACGACCGCGTTTCTTAGGTGCGGTTACGGTAGTTGTAACAGTGGCTTCCGAAGTAACTACACCTGGATGCATGCGTTCGGCTTCTTTCTTCATACGTGCGGCTTCAGCTAATAAACCTTTAGCTTCGGCTTCCATACGTTGAGCTTGCGTTAGCATATTACTGGCTAATGCACGATCATCTAGTGCGTCAGCTTGTGGTGCCTGTGTGGGAGCTTGTTGTGATTTGAACTGAGCTTCCGCGGCACGTTTAACAGTTGGGTCAACTAATCCACGTGCGGCATCGTTTTGTGCCATGCGCTTGATAGCTTCTTCACCTTGTTTCATTTCGTTGAGCATGTTATTAAGCTCATCTAACTTAACAGATGAATCTGATCGTGGTGTTACCAATACATCAGCAGTGCGAATCTTCTTGATCATTTTTTCTGCATGCAGTGTTTCAAGAATATTACGACCGTCTGTTAACAAATTACGGTGTAGTGCATCAGCTAAGTTTTCAGCTTGTTGGCCAACATCGCTTTCGAGTACTTTCATAATCGAATCGTGCCAGTGTGCTGGTAGTACATCTGGATAGATAACCAATGCCATGTGTGGCTCGTTTGGTACTTCTCTCCATAAGATAGCAACCTTGCGGTCACCTTGTCTACCGATATGTTTAATAAATGCTGCCATTTTACTCTCCTTGGGGTTGGCCTTCATTTGATGCTTGTGCATCTGCTTGTGCCTGAGCTGTTATTGCCTGTAAAAAAATAGTGAGTTTATCATACATCTCACCTACGTCTTTAACTTCATTGGCACGGAATGCACCGCGAGTACAAGCCAAGTCAATGATTCCTGCTAATGCTGATAAGTCTGCTATTGTTAATGAAGGATTTTCCATGTAGATATTTACATAGAAAAAACGCTGTGACAAAATAAATCACAGCGTTTTTAGGGGATTTCGGTAAAACTGACTAGTTCTTTTTAACGAAAACGTAGTTAACGAATGCGATGCCCCACAGTACCAATGCACTTACATAATCACCTTGTCCAAAGTTAACCATACCGCCCAAGGCTAACCAACCAATAACAAACCAAGTGATTTCTACCTGATACTTCAAATACCAACGTCTAAAATTTTCCAACATTTTACTTACCTTTCGCTAATTCAACTCGCACACATTGTGGAGTTCCTATAAGATTGTTTCCAACAGTTATTACAGCCTGCTTCATAATATTACAGTCATTTACACTAGTCACTGGCGGAGAATAAGATATTACTCCGTGGGCACTAACGAACACCAAAACATAAGCGTACATTATTTAGATTCCTCTTCGTAATAAGCATACTGACCCCATGGTGGCTGTATGGTAGTAGTACCATGCAAGATCCACACAGTATCAGTATAGTTTTCATCTCCCCAAGATCCAAATGGATAGCCGTCTGTGAAAACTACCAAACGCTTGGGCTCAATCTGCTCATCCTTAAGATACCTAAAGATAGCATCAAAGTCTGTACCACCACCACCTTGTGGGTCATAGCTGGTGATGTCATCTAAGTTCTCACTGTCAAACTGCTGTGGATTGTACACTTCAGTGTCAAATGTGAACACGTGAATCTTGTATGCTGAGAACTGTTCCATAATGCCAGCAATCTCACCCAAGAAGTCCTTGAGCATCTTCTCCCCAATAGATCCTGAGGTATCAATTGCTACTGCAATATCGATGAGCTCATCATTCTTCATACCTGGCATAACAGCATCCATATGCCAGCCACGACGGCTTGCCCGCATCCAAGTAAAGTCACTCTTAATAGTGCTCTCTAACTGCATACGCAACAGCTCACGCCAGTTCATTTTTGGTGCTGTCATATCTTGAATAATACGTTTAACACCTGCTGGCAAGTTACCTGCACCATCTGACGCTTGAGCGGCCGCTAGTACAGCTTCTTTAATCTCATCACGGATCTTTTGCTTTTCCTCAGCTGACAGTTTAGGCTTACCCTTACCTTGCTTGCCTTCACCATCCTCATCACCGCCTTCACCGGGACCATCGCCATCATCATCACCATCCATGTGCTCATCTAACATCTTGTCAATGAGGTCATTGATGTTGATTTTTTCAGCGTTCTCATACAAGATGTCATAAACTTCTTCCGAGCTCATGCCATCATACTTGCTGTCATGTAAGCAAGGAACTGATGTAATCTTTTCACCCACACGATGTTTGACCAAGTCTGCGTTTACGCAATAGTCATTGGCAATATTCCATAGTTGAGGGTCACGATCGCCTCTACGGCCAAAGTGATCATAGACACAGTGCAATACCTCGTGACCAAACAAGAACTCAATCTCTTTTGGACGAAGCATTTTAACGAAACGGGTGTTATAGTAGAAGTTACGTCCATCTGTTGCGGCAGTAGGACACCATTCATCTGCGTTGACTAACTTGAGACGAGTAGCTAGGTTACCAAAGAAACTAGCACGAAGCAGTAAGCCTACACGAGCAGTGATTAACTTCTCACGGACTTCGCGATCTTCTGCTGGAATAGTTGGACCCAAAAGGTTAGCAAACTTCTTGGAATCTTTGCTATCTGCGGTAGTGCCTTTTGTGCTCATAATGCTCCTTAACTGTATTTTATAATTATAGCGAAAGTTGAGATACTAGTCAATCTCAAGCCTCAACCGGATCGTCGAAGATCCAACCTTGTTCACGCAAATATGCACGACCTTGGGCTGTGGATTTCATATTATCCATACGGTCGTGAATGGCATTGATTTCTGCAACAAGATACTCTTTGCTTCTCCACTGTTCGGGGGTGGCATTACGTGGTCGCCAACCATAGAAGTCTTTGTGGAAATCACTGTAGTATCCTTGTAGCTCTTCTACATCAAAGTCTGTAAATTCACGTGCCATTTGATACTCCTAATTCTTGACTGTATAGTAATATTATAGCAGAATGGGTATTTCAGGTCAAGTATTAACTAGGCGAGCTAAGTCATTGATTCTTAAGTAATTTTTTATCCAAGAAAAAGCCCACCGAAGTGGGCTCTGCTAGTCAAGTTCTAATCTTGGATTAGAATGTGTGACGGATACCAACTGAAGCTACAGTTTGGTTAGCACCAGCTAATGGGCTTACAAACTCAGCATACTTTGATGAGCTGGCAGCGTTTTGAGCACTACCACCGTCTTGGTCTGAACGAGCACCGATTACATAAGCAGTTGTACGCTTGCTCAAGGCATAAGTTGCACCTAAAGCATAAACAGCTGGCTTAGCACCTGCGTCATTGTCAAACTTGTTGTACTGTGCCAATGCATTGATCTTGCCAGTAACAGGAACAGTTGCACCTACGAAGTAGCCTGATGGCTTGGCAGATGTACCTTCTGTCTTAGTCTGAGCATAACCTGCATTAACTTTAACAACTTTAGCGTCATAGCTTGCGCCAACGCTAGTTACTTCAGTCTTGGCATAACCAGCTGTAGTTGCGTTCTTGGCAACATAAGTTGCACCAACGCTTACTGGGCCATATACATAGTCGGCACCGATACCCCATGTGCGACCTGCTGTGCTTGTGCCAGCTACTTCACCTGCTGAATATTGACCGGTTACAGTCAAACCAGCGATGCTTGCAGTTTGTACTTCAACAGCGTTGCTCAAACGAACAGCTTGATCCAAGTTAACTGTACCACTGTTAGTAGCTACCCAACCACCGATGTTGTTACCACCGAATGTGTCGTACTTGATAGCTTGTGTGTAATCGATACGATTGAAACGACCTAAACGTACTGAACCTACACCAGCTTGATCTAACTTCAAGAAAGCCGCACGGTGGAACAAATCGTTACCACCTTGGCTACCTACGTCAGCAAGAATCTCGCCTTCAAGATTGAAGCTAGCCTTCAAGCCGTTACCTAAATCTTCACCACCTGTGATGCCGAAGCGTGATGTTGACAAACCGCCGTTGCTCATGCCAGTTACAGAAGAGCCTGTACCTTTTGCATTAGTAGCAGTTGTTACACCTAAATCTACAATACCGTAGATAGTCTGAGCAGAAGCCAGACCCGTGGCCGCGGCCAATAGTGTTGCAATAACTAGTTTTTTCATCGTTTCTCCTTTATATGAAATTGTGATATGTAAAATATATCATGATGATAGTGTGTTAAACACTTTGTGGACTAGAATAATACTTATCTAATCTCAGTGTTACTACTTAATTTTATACTACTTTTCGGCATAAAGTCAACCTTAATATACCCAGATTATACGTCTTTTTCTAAAGTAGCTATACCTAAACGGCTAGATACACCATTATGATTATCAGGTTGTATCCACATTTCGTCACCTTCGGCCCATACCTTCCAACGGTTATAGCGTGGATTATACAGAGGAAGATTAGTCATAGCGGTTTTATAATCGTATGTCCATCCGCGATCCATGTCCCATATAGGTTCGCGATTAGATAAACTAGCCCACATGTTTTCTTGTTCCATGGTGCTACGACTTAGTGGTTGCCATTCAGCACGATCATATAAGTTGTAACTGATGGCCTGCGGTAAAAGTTTTTCGTCGTAATCCTTCTCACGGATTAACACTTGTCGTCTAAGGATTTTCATTTATGTTTTAGATAATCAAATACATCGCCGTACTCATAGAACCCGCCACCTGGACTCGTATGATACCTGCGATAGACAGTTTGGCTGGGCCAATACCACTTACCCCGAACACGCTTGGGTAGACGTAATCTGTATGGTTGCCATGCCTGTTCTATCTTGATACGTTGTTCCATCTCCGCAAAATCTTTTTCCATTTTAGCAATTATACGATTGATGGTATTAGCACGTTTTTGACTTATGTTCATTGTTCAGTAATATACTTTAATTGAAACCAACTTTGTGTCGCTTGGTTGAAAAAATCTAAATGTATCTGATCTTCATAGTGATATCGATGATCAAATTCAGATACCAGTGCGTCATCGTGTACATTAAATGGAACTAATCCTTTGTGGCGTCTAACAGTAAATCCAAGTTCGCGTTTCATCTTCCACGTGATCATAATACTAGGACCATAGTCTCTTATTAACTGTCGGCTTATGCTCTCCCACTCACGAGGCTTGTGAAATATAATTAAGTTTTTCTTAACGGTTATCTTCACTTACAGTTCTTTGGCTTGTAGTTTCAACCAGGTTATAATTTTTGGATCACATTTCTTGTGTACATCGCGTCCGTGCTCGCGAACTAATAGAATACCATTGGCATTTTCTAACCAAACGCGACTGGCCATTTGAAAGCAGGCATTGTGTAAAATCTTTTGACCAGTGCCATCAAGTTCTTCGGGGTGATATCCACGCTGAAAGGCATAACGCACAGGTTCGTTAAACAATTTAGTTCCTTGCGGAAATTCGTAGTAGTAATCAATCATTTTGTTTTCCACTTTAATGAGAACATTGTAGCATCTTTTGCTTCTTCAAACAACCATTTACCCAGATGTTCTTGATGTTGACCTGTACAGTTTTGGTCTACCCAGTTCTTAACCTCCATCCAGGTTTGAGTATCATCGCCATCTCCACGATAGTAATCAACTTCAACCACAGCCCAGCCGACTCGTATCATAACATCGCATAGAACATCAAAGTCCATAGTGTGTTGCATTTCTTCAGCTAGCTCATCTACAATAACGCCTTCTAGTTCTCTTCCGTTCATACGCACCTCAGAGCAAATTCCACAGCCTTGGCTCGATCTTTGAAGAAGTAGTAATATCCATCTTCGGTGAACGTACAATACGCCCACTCACCTTTTGGTACATGGTCCCAACACCAAGCGGTTTGTGACAGCAACTTATTATATCCAGCGTTAACCATGTGAGGGAAGGACTCGAGATACACATCAATCACTCGATTCATTCTGGCTCGTTCTTTTCTACTCATTGTGCCCATTTTAACCTAAACCAAGTAGCATCGCGTTCTTCTGTAAACAACACTGAGATAGATTTATTCCTACCACGCACACCTAGGTGTAAAAAACTTGCTAACTGTTGAGCATCTAACGAAATCTCACCGCGTCTATCCCACGCACGATCTCCCGTAAGGTCAACTCTATAAGCACCAGTAGTCATGACCACCTTAATTTAAACACTACAGCATCCTGCTCGTGAGCAAAGTGATAGATGTTTTCTGCCCATTTAGCAGTAACACACCAAGGATGATCTTCGTCAACTTGATCTCTGTGTGGAGCAAGAGCACCTACATTATCCAATAACCAACAATGAATGACTTCTTCAGTTTGAACCACACGCTCAATCATATGCAATGGTAAACTAACTTCTGCTCGAATCATGCAAATCTCAACAAGAATCCTGTGTACTTCTTTTCATCTACAACTTTGATAAACATTTCTCCATGCTCTATACCCCATTGTTCCAGCAACCATTCGCGGTATCCTTCTGGGTAACTCTGCATGGGAGTGTCGAACTCTCGACCATAAAAGTCAATAGCACGTTGTACAGCGTCCCAATTGATCACTCTTTTATCCATCATCATTATAGTCATCCAAACCTCAACATAAAAGCAGTATAGTCAGCATCGTCAGGGAACTCAATCCAGAACTTGGTATCTTCCCAAAAGTACTTTCGATGACTCATATGGTGTAATCCAAAGTGCTCACGCCACAATGCACCCATGATTTTAGGAGTAACGGGTTCCATAGACATTATGACTTGGCTGGCACGATTGTATGCTTCACCTAGTTGTTCTCTAGTGGTTTTGACCATTTGGAAAGCTCAACATAAACCAGTTTAGTGTAGCATCATCGGCAATATACAATCTATACTCTGAATACTTGATTGAGTATGCCCATGCTTTATTGTGTTCAGCAACTTCTTTATCACGTGTGGCCTTAATAATCTCGGCACGTGTTTCTACATCCTGGCTCCAACCAAATTTCTCGTTGAACCAACGACGGCATTGATCGAATTCCAATACTCCTGTGCGTAGCATAATTCGTCTAATATCAGGTCGTTGACGTTTAAACTCAACCATCCACGCAAAGTCACTGTGCCAAGCATGTCGTTTATCAAGTTTAGTTACAGTATAGTTCATTCTAATCCCCACTTCATAACGAACGCTAGGTAATCCTTTTCCTTATGAAACTGATAGTACACAGGATTCCAACCGGACCAACAATACCTGCGACCCTTGCCTTTGCGTCCGTAGTTCTTGATCAACCAATCGGCACGTTGCTCGTCTACGAACCAATCGTCACCTGATAACGATACATAATATTTCCAGTATCTCCGCGAGTAACGTTTTTGTTTAGAGTTCATGCCCACCTCAAAGCAAACATTATAGCATCATCTACCAATTCAAATCTAGCACGACGTGTAGCGGTGCCAGGAGGGCCATAGATATTATAGTTGCCCTTGCAGTTATCTCTGCACCACTGATGTAGGGCTTCGATATCTTTGTATCGTGTGACACGAGCAGTAACTTCAGTCCAAGGTTGATTGATCATTTGTCCACCTTTGGATGACTTAGAACAAACCAATTGAGTGTGGCATCATCGTGTACATAAATTCTATAATCGTTGTACTTGATTGAATAGGCCCAAGCAGTATTAAACGCTTCTGGTAATTTGTCAAGTGGTGCTGATTTGATTATACTAGCACGAGTTTCTACATCCTGGCTCCACCCAAACTTTTCATTAAACCAACGACGACTCCGATCAAACTCTAGCACTCCAGTAGTGGTGTGTGGTGCATTGATGCGACTTTTCTTAAACTCAATCATCCACTTAAATGACTGGTGCCACGAGTGTCTGTGATCTAACTTGGTTATTTCATAGTTCATGTTATGACCATTTTAATTGCAACATCGTCATAATATCTTGTCGTCTGATTTGATATTGGTGATTGCCCATATTATGATATTGCTTACCAGACCAGTTTCTTTCCCATGGTGTTAACCCGGATGCCGGAGTGCGTTGTTCGGCACCAAATGTTTGAGTAAGCCACTCATATAAATCGTCGGACTTATCATCAACTGCTACAGTCCAATGAGGATGATTATATCCGTTTCTGTGTTTTTGTATATATTTGATTTTCATGATTACCCTTAGATCAAAAGGAAGGAGGGCAGTGCGAACACAGCCCTGTGAATCTTAATACACCACCCTCCTATAAGCTACTTAGGCGCTTGCCTGTAAAATGTACTTGCCGTAGCGTTGGTGGAACTCGTCAAAGTTCTTCAACTTAGTAGGCTGGAATGGAAGATTATAGGTTGTCAAAGCAATCCTTGCCCCCATCACAACCAACTCAGTTTCAAAGTTCTTCATCATGTAAGCAAAGAATCTATCTGCCATTTCATGGAACTTCTTGTCCTCAACCTTCTTCTCTACAGCACCTTTCAACTCATAGCACATAGAAATCACTAGCGAATACATAGCTGACACTTCCTTGACATCCAAGCTGTCAGTTTTACCTGACAAGATGTCTTCTGGCTTGGGCATACGTCCAGCAATCTTGCGGTGTGCCATAAATTTAACAGCAAGGCCTTCACCTACAGTACCTGCGATCAAGTTCATTGTGGTGTCATCATCGTGATCTTCGTCCTCTAACAACTGGCTCACGAATGTCCATGAACGTGGTGTGGCAAAAGCACGTGACGCTGACTTGGCATCAAAATCATACAAGTCTTGCTTGGCGAAGCTCAAGTAACCTACTACGTCCTTGTGGATTTTGTTTTGTACAGCCCACTCTTGCCAGCTAGGGAAGTCCACACGCATTTCCTGGTGAACAAAGCGGTTGGCAAGTGGTGTTGGCATACGGAATGTTACACCTTTGTCCGACTCTCTGTTACCTGCGGCAACCAAAACTACATTGTCTGGCAATGTATATTTGCCGATACGACGGTTCAAGATCAACTGATAAGCGGCGGCCTGAACTGAAGGTGCGGCAGAGTTCATCTCATCCAAGAATAGCACAACAATAGGATACTGACTAGCTAGTTCTTGACTTGGCAAGTCGATAGGCTCGGCCCAGTCCATCTTACCCAAGTCCTTATTGTAGTAAGGAATACCACGGATATCGGTGGGCTCCATCTGACCTAGACGCAAGTCAATCATATAACCACCTAGTTCTTGGGTGATACCCTCAACTAGTTCTGACTTACCAATTCCTGGAGGACCCCAAAGGAACAATGGGCGTTTGGCTTTAAATGCTTTGAGCAAACTTTTGCGAGCTTGCGAACTTGTAACTGTTCTTGATTCTGACATGGCTGTGTCCTTTATTTAAAAGTTAATAACGATACTACAAATACTATTATAACGATACTGCCTTTACTGGTCAATCCCAGGATTTCTTATCTCCATACTGTTCATTATAATCGTAACCTGCTTGATACTCGGCAACTTCTTCTGGGGTGAGTTCAATTACTGCTTCACCTCGATAAGTACCATAGGGATACCAATGGGCATTGGCTGGACGACCGTAATAACTGTCAGCCGCACCACGATCATATAAACTACCATGACGCTTGCGATCAAACTGATCACCACGTAGAGCGTTGAATACTTGTTCTTTTTCTGATAACATCATTGCTCCTTAACTGTTTACAGTTTCGAATGGGCTGGTAGTTTCAACCACACCAAAATCCGCTTCAACTTGATCTTGGTCAACTAATAGTGTTGACACAAGTTCATCTCTCCAACGCAATCTAATAGGTTGATCAAGCAGAATGGTGTATTGAACTGCACCACCTAGTTTAACACGACTGTCAACTACTACACCAACCACACGATCACCGTGATAGTTAGCACGAATTGTTGATCCATCTTTAGTCCAGCTCATCTTAACTCCTTATTATTAACTATACTAATATTGTAACAAAAGGCGAGATTCTGGTCAAGTGTGCTAAGTCATTGATTTTATTAAAGAAAAACCCCTTAAGAATCAAGGGGTTATAAGTGTTACATACAAGGACCGTTGCCGTTCCTGAATCCAACTGTGCCACCTTCTTCTTGAATACGCTTGATTACGTCTTCAAACAAGATGGGTGCAAAGTCGGGAGTTTGTTCTACACAAACACAATGGTACCGTAAATCTATAGCACCATCTTTCATTACACGAGCACCGTGCAAGTGACCATGAATGTTTACACCAAATCTACCCAACGACGCATCGTGGATAGGAATGTGTGATAAGATCATTCCGTTCATCACATGGTAAGCACGAAGTTCTCTAAAGTATTGACGATAGTCATCATCTCTAAAGATATCGTGGTTGCCACGGATTAACACTTTGTCACCATTCAAACGTGCCAATGTAGTCAAAGCTCTGCGGTTAATAACCACATCGCCTAAATGGTACACTTTGTCCTTTGGACCTACACGCTCGTTCCATGCCTTGACCATAGCTTCATCCATTTCTGCTGGATCATCCCATGGACGCATTTTAGACCCGTCTGCGTTGGTAAAGCGGCACACGCCTGCATGACCAAAGTGCGTGTCGCTAACTAAAAATACTGCTGGCATTGTGCCCTCCTTTCTGATTAATATATAATTATAACAGACTAGGAGATTTTGGTCAACCGTTTTACTCGGGGAAAATCCTACCTGTTACACTCATTCTAAACTGGCCCTTCTCTACACCCTGAACATCATGGTACCGATCAGCTTCGAGTATGTGCCACCGACCCGGCTCAATAACATATGAGTGCGTAAGGGTCGTTTGATCATCCTCATAAAAATTAGTAGAGACATTGCCTCCGCCGGTTTTTAATAGATAGACCAGTTTTATTTTTGTTCCAACGTCCTTATGTTGAGGTAAATCTCCACCTATGATTTGAAATCCCCAATACATCTCTTTAGAGATATTTTCTTTGCACCAGGCATTTATTTCTTGATTAAATGAATCAGTCCACGCATAATCAGCATGTTTTACTTTAAATTTATAATCTTCTGCTTGGTTTGGCAGTTGACTAATAATATCATCTGGTATAGGCGGAAGATTAATATAACGAATCATCTACCTCGACCTGCGGCCTTTTTCATAGGCTTACCAGCACCAACTGGGGGTGCTGTTTTCTTTTTTGATGACTTGTCATCTTTAATACCATCTTCGTTTTCTAGATGGTGTTTACCTTGCTTCTTAGCCAATGCGGCCTTAAGTGTGTCGGTTAGTTTGCTCATTAGTTAGACTTCTCCTTCGAACGGCGAGGTTGTTGTTGAGACGCATATTCAGCGTCAACTAAGGCTTTCTTCCATGCACCACGTTGATGTGAATTTTTGATAATAGCCAAAGCTCGTTTAGCTTCTTTACTTAGTTTAAATGCGCCTGTTGTTTTTGCCATTTTATTCTCCTAATTAAATATGTTAGTATCATTATAGCACAAAAAATCACAAAAGCAACTCAGACTGGATAACTATTTACTTATGTTTGACAATTCCAAACCAAACGTTATTATTCTCGCAGATTTAACCGATGTGGTCACAATGAGTAAAACACTCGGGCCATATAAGGTAGCTAATGAGTTGCGTCGTGCTGGGTTTGAATGTATGGTATTACAACATATTCATACCATGGATTTTGAAGAGTTAAAATATCTGTTAAGCAATCTAATATCAGATCAAACTTTATTTGTTGGGATCAACACAATGTTCTATCAGGACATTGATGGGGTCGTTAAATCGCCAACCGAACCTATGTATTATAAAGAAGCACATCCTGGTGCTATGTTACCACACGGGTACAAATATAATCAAGAATTTAAAAATTTTGTTAAACTGTGCAACCCTAATACAAAAATAGTATTAGGAGGATCCAAGTCAGTTGATGCTAGTTGGAATAAAGATTATGATTATCTAGTATTTGGGTATGCTGATGTATCAATTGTTGAACTTGCTAGATATCTTCAAAATCCTCAAGGAAAACTTAATAAATCTTATCGAAGCATTCATGGCCCTGTTGTTTTAGACGATAGTCGTGCTGAAACATATGATTTTAATAATACCCCTATGGGGTATGTTGACCACGATATTATACTTCCAGGAGAAACATTAAACATTGAGATAGCCCGAGGTTGTATATTTAGATGTACTTTTTGTAGTTATCCGTTGAATGGTAAGAAGAAGTTGGATTTTATTAAACACGAAGAAATACTATATAATGAATTTATAGATAACTACCGACAATGGGGAACAACACGTTATATTTTTTCTGATGACACGTTTAATGACAGCGCAGAAAAAATTGAGATGATTTGGCGTATTAGCAGACGTTTACCATTTGATCTTGAGTTTTGGGCATTTGTTCGACTAGACTTGTTATCCGCACATATTGACTTAACAGACAAACTTTTTGAAAGTGGGCTTCGCGGATGCTTTTTTGGAATTGAAACCATGAATGAAAAATCGGCCCGCTCTATAGGTAAAGGTGGTAGTCGCGAAAAACAAATTGATACCTTAAAATACATTAAGGATAAATGGGGCGATAAAGTTATATTATCAGCCGGATTTATACTTGGACTACCATATGAAGATCTTAACAGTATGAATTTAACAATTAATACGTTAGTAAGTAGACAAATACCGCTAGACCATTGGAGTTTTTTTCCGTTAGTTATCCGGGGTGATATAACACAGCACAGTAGCAATTATCACAGTGAACTAGATAAAAATTATACAAAATACGGGTATCGTAAAATTGGAGTTGACGGAATTTTTCTTGATTGGGAAAATGATTATACAAATTATAAAGAAATACTCCAATTATCTAAATGGGCCAATGAAATCTCAACAGAACGCGGCATTCGTACAATAGATTCATACCAAGCATTTAGTATTGCCGGTTTGGGTTTTGATTTAGATTTTACAAGAATCAGATCTAATAATGAAATTGATTGGCATAAAATTTTCTTAACCAAGCAACAACGTGCTTTAGAGTATAAAAATAAAATATACTCTATTCAAAATATCAAACCTTATTATAGCAAATCTAAGTTCAGTTGGACTTGGTCTGGAGTGTAATGTTCAACTTAGTTAGATCAGCGCAGGTATAGTGTTGATAATTTGATTTAAGGACTTCTGGCATTGGCACTCGACGAATGTCTGTAGTATATCTCCTGGCAATATCTTCAAAGCTCATAGTTTGACCTGTGCCAATGTTCCATATACCCGATTCATTGATGTTTAACATTTTTAAATGAACATCCACTACACGACTTACATGAACAAAGTCACGTTGGGCCGGCTGACCTTCGAATATTTCTACATATCCTTGTTCTTCTGCTTGCTTCTTAAATTTGTAAAACGGACTGGCTTGATTACCTTTGTGTTCTTCACCTTCTGGCCCGTACACATTAAAGTAACGAAAACCTTGTGTGATAATGTCGCGTGGATTTTGTCGTACATAGCGTTCAAATAAGTATTTTGTCCAGGCATACGGATTACGTGGATCCACCGGCGATGTTTCGTTGAACTCTGCACCTAATCCATATACACTAGCTGAACTGGCCCACTGAAAGTTAGCACCTGTTTCTGCGGCCAGTTCGTATAACTTTACACTGAAATCATAGTTTTGTAACATGATCTTTTCAATGTCACGTTCCATAGTTGAACTGTTGGCACCAATGTGTATGATCCAGTCAACCTTTTTAATTATAGGGAAGAATGAATCATGCCAATCAAAAGGAATCACTTCGTGTCCAGCATCGACTAATGTGTCAAACATGTGCTGGCCAATGAATCCACGATAGCCTGTGAGTAATATTTTCACTGCTGACTGTCTCCGGGCAAGACACGATAGTTGTCTTCGATAGAGTCAGCTGTGCTTACTTCGATAATGGTACCTGCTTCAATGCAGATAAGTTGATGTGGCAGTAATGGTGGATTATGCCATGTGTCGCCTTCGGCTAATGGTACCTCAATAACATTAGCAGTCTTGGTGTCAATCCACTTGACAATAAACTTACCACTTTGTACATACCATGTTTCATCTTTCTCTGCGTGAAAGTGCATGGAGAACTTTGCACCTTCAGCAAAGTTTAAGAACTTACCACAATACTTGTCGTTAGTTGCCCATATGTCTTCGCAACCCCAACCTTTTTTAACATGACCTTTTAATCTCTTTACTGATCCTGGCATAATATTTCCTCTATTGTTGGAGCATACACTCCTGTGTGCTGTACTGTTATACTTGCGGCTTTGATAGCAAACTCAATACCCTTGCGTATGTTATTGCTGTCTAAAAATCCCACAGCCAATGCCGCTAAGAATGTATCGCCGGCGCCGCACACATCTACAACTTCAATACTTGGTGCCGCAAATCCTTCTTCTTGATACTCAGCACCTTGAGCACCTAATGTGACAATCAAATCCTTAGGAAAGGATTTTGCTAGACTGTGTTCATGTGCGTTGATTTTAACATAGCAACCTTCAAACCGTTTTAAGTTTGTTTTCTTTGTGTCAATAAAAATTGGTCCAGGATATTGTTTGCGTAAAGCTTCAATTAGTTCATAACTTACATAACCTTTATTATAATCACTGATTACAATAGCATCTGCATTACTAAGTGTAAAAGGTATGTGATCGAACACTAGTGGAGAGGAAGTAAAATCTGCGTCTATGCGAACTATGTGTTGCCGACTACGAATGTCAATTAGTCTTGTTTTAGTACCACGTTTCCCCTTCATCGCAACAACTTCACAACCAAGTTCTTTTAAGTTGGCCTCGACATTGGAAACCATTCCTGGACGTGCTTCTGTGTGACTGTATCTGAATACCGGCACAGGTGCTTCGGGGCTGATACGATCTATATGTCCATACTCGTACTCGTCAATACAATCATCACCTATTAGTAATATCTTGTATTTTCTTTGTAGTCGAGTAAGGATCGAGGCGTTCAAAGTAAATTATCCCCGGAGCATGTTCTGCACCAATAACGCTGGTACCACGATGGTCAGAACCTTTGACCATAATGTCACACTGCTTTATTAGATTTATCAAGTCTTCGTCGGTGTCGAATTCTTTTACGTCATCTACACAACGGAGAGCTCGTAACATTATAGCACGTTCTTCATAGGAATTAATAGGCCTTGCGGAACCTTTTTTCTCCCGAACACGTCTGTCCGAATCTATAGCAACGGTCAAATGATCACCTAAACTTCGAGCATAGGTTAAAAGTTCTAAGTGCCCTCGATGTAATATATCAAAGGTTCCGTTGACAAATACCTTTTTCACTCGTCAGTCCATTTACGAGTTTGGTCGAAGGACTTTTCTTGAATGGTTCTTTCTTTGAAAAATTTACGTGGATTACCGCACATAGCACAATGACTATCACCACATGTGGTAGCGTGTATTTTGCTCAATCTGTGTTCTGGTCCTGTTGGGAATCCGTATGCTTTGGCGATGCTAGATTGTTTCTTAATAGCACGGATTTTCTTTTGAAGTCGTTTGGAATGCTTGAAACGTTCTACTTGATTGCTCATATTGTGCCCTCCACTGTTATTTACACTATAACTGATTACACATCATTTTTAAACAAGTATTTGCCCAAAATAGTCACAGGCGGCATGGGTTTTACGACTAACCCAGTTCGACGCTCTACTTCTTGAATAAGTTGACGTCCTACGCCTTGACGTCTGTATTCTACATTAACAAAAATATCGCGGATTTCTGCCCGCGAATTATAAACAGCATACCCTACAGTACGTCCTGACTCTGTGGCCAGGACGTTACCTGGGTTATGACTAAACTCAATCATTAACTGTTTAACACTTTTGCCACTGAGTTCATCACTGCCGCGATTCTACCAATATCTCGTAGTTGCTCTACAGTATAGCCTAATGCCTTCAAGCCATCGTAATGGGCTTTCACGCAGAACTCGCATTTGCCAACAATACTTGCGGCAAGACTAAATGCTTCAAAGTTTGCCTTTGTAGTTCCGCCATGACTTGCGATTGCGTTCATTCTTAACTGCGCTGGCAGGCCTTTGAGTTGAGGATCATCAGACATTTCAACATAGGGATACCAGACATTGTTTTGGGCCATGGTGCTTGCGGCAGTCATCGCAGCATCAGCATGGACAGGGGTGTCTGCCAACATGACAGCCAACACTTTTCCGTTGCCAGTTGCGGCCAATGCGGCCACAGCACAGCCCATGGCCACATCTGGATCTAATGTGCTACGCAAAAGGACAGCATCAAGATTTAACTTGGTGTCCTTTGCGTATTCTGGCAACGCTTCTTTGATAGCGTCTGTGAATGCCATTATAGTGTCTCCCCGCCGACTGTGCGGTTACAAGCACACAATTCGTTTGTTTGAAGGCTATCTAACACACGAAGAGTTTCTTCAGGTGAGCGGCCTACATTCAGATTGTTAACTGTGACATGCTGAATAACATTATCAGGGTCAACAATAAAAGTTGCTCTTAATGGAGCACCAGCAGGAGCATAAAATACGCCTAATTGTTCAACTAAACTCAGGTCACCTCGTTGTGTATCAGCAAACTGATTGTGGCGAATATTTTTTAGATCTGGGTGGGCATTTTGCCACGCAACAGCACAAAATTCATTGTCTGTAGATCCTGTTAAGAGCACAGCATCTCTGTCCTCAAAATCCTGATATAATTTGTCATACCCAACAATTTCTGTGGGGCAAACAAAAGTGAAAGATTTTGGATAGTAAACGATTACTTTCCATTTGCCAGGGAATGATTCTTCGTTGATTGTAAAGAACGCATCATCTGGTTGTCCTGGCTTAACACCTGTGATGGTAAATGCTTCAAGTTTGTGTCCTACTGTTTTCATGCTATCTCCTTAAGTTAAAAAAATTTGCTATCAGTATTTGTACTGACATGTGTAAAGTATAATAGTATATATCTATTAAGTCAAGGAGATTTATAGGTTTTTCCTGAATATTTTTTAATAAGGCTTATAGGAAAAATCAATAACTCAATGATAGTGTAGTTGTTTAAGTTCTGGAAGTTTAGCCAAAAATTCCGTGTGTGGTAGAAATTCGGTGTCAAAGGTCATTGAGCTAATGTCAATGCCGTTGTCTAAGGCCTGTTGATATTTAGAATTTTCAATTATATCAAATATAAGATGCAATCGGAAAGTATCTCCCCGATTGCAATAGGTGTGATAAATTCGATTGTTTACTTCATAATATTGCCCTACATCAAAATAATGTTCTCTATCTTCTATACACCAAAAACAATCAGGATTACTAATAATAGGAACATGAATTCGATGACTGTGTTCGTGCCACCAGCATGGATCTACGTGAAATAATAACTTATCTCCTGGCATCAAACAAGCAATTTCACATTTGATAAATGTATGATCAGGATACAGTGTGTGCATCCATTGATCAACAGTTTTAAATTCATCTAATACACGTTGAACATCGTATGTTAGTTCTTGTGGTCTTTCTTGTCGAATTCCATATGGAACACGAACTATACGTGTAGTTAATATTTCATTGCGGTCAAAATCCTTTTTAGACCAGTCTAGACTTAATGCTAATTCTTGAAGATTAGCAATTACCTCCTGGGGTACTGAACCTAAATGAGTAAAGTCTGTGGTTAAAAACATAAAGTATATTTAATATTGGCGGAGACTATTGGATTCGAATGGCGGAGAGTATAGGATTCGAACCTATGCACCGTTATACACAGTGACGGATTAGCAATCCGTTGCATTAACCACTCTGCCAACTCTCCTAATTTGGTGCTGGAGAAAGGAATCGAACCCTCGACATCCGCATTACAAGTGCGGCGCTCTACCGTCTGAGCTACTCCAGCTTTAAAAACTTTTACCTTCGAGATATCTTTGCTTTCTAAAATGTCTTCCATTGCCTCTATTCTTGCCTTTATATGTTTCTGTTTGGCTATGACAATTTGGACAAATCATTGCTAAGTTATCTTCAGTTTGATTTTGGCTATTACCATCAACGTGTTCCACCTCAAGTGTCAGTGGCTTACCGTTCCATTCTATTGTGCCGCATATAGCACAACAGTGATTCTGTTTTTCTAACAGATATCTTTTAATATGAACGCTTACACCGTTTGGTCCTGCGCCTACTCTTAATCCTTCTTTCCATTCCTTAACGTATCTTTTATATTGAGCAGTTTGTTGGCATTTTATCGAACAGTAAATATTTTTCTTACCAGGATGATAATTTGCTTCTGTACCACAATCAATACACAAATATGTTTTAGGGTTAATTCTCTTTTTTGCCATGGTATAGCACTCCTTACATTTATTTATGCTATACCAATGAATTTTACTCTGCGGCTTCTACCACAGGAGGCGTGTAGCCTAATTTTTGAATACGGCGTTGAATTTTAGCCACAATTTTTTTCTTACTTGCACGTTCTAACAGTTTAACCAACTGTGGTCCATTGAGACTGACAATCTTTACTTCACCGGATTTGGTGTAACCTGGCTTCTTACGATTTAATTTCTTTGACATTATTGACTCCTTTGTTCTACTTATTTTAGTTGTTGTTGCCGATAAAAGTTTTGGTACGAGGGGCGGGATTCGAACCCGCAAGGCTATTCGCCGCTGGATTTTAAATCCAGTGTGTAGACCGTTCCACCACCCTCGCAAAATCTTATATAGCGTCTGACAAGTTGGCCCAGGTAATATCCTTGGGATCAACGATGGCTACATTGTATTCGTACTTACGCAATAACTTCTGAGGTGGTACGGCACGACGTGGCATACCATTAACCTTGCCTGCTGTTGAATCAATTGGTTGTACCCAAACAAAAGTCTTGGAAAACTTAACCACACGTGCAATCACAATACGGTTATTAGCCACAGTGAATACGTGTTGCCCGATTTCTAATGGTTTGCCTAGTAGATCCTTAACAACATAATCGTTAATCATACTAACTCCTATATAGTTGGAGCAGGGTAAGGGAATCGAACCCTCCGCTCTAGCTTGGAAGGCTAGGGTATTACCACTATACGAACCCTGCATTTATAATAATATAACACAATCTACTATACTTGTCAATTAGGTGGTGCCCCAGGTGAGACTCGAACTCACACGCCTTTTGGGCAACGGCTTCTAAGACCGTCATGGCTACCATTACATCACCGGGGCATATTTGGAGGAAGAGGTGGGATTCGAACCCACGGATCGCTCATCACGATCGCTAGTTTTCAAGACTAGAGCCATCAACCACTCGACCACTCTTCCATGGTAGTAGTGGTAAGATTCGAACTTACACCGGACCGCGTATGAAGCGGGCGCACTACCGTTATGCTACACTACCATAAATATTACTATGAGAATAAAAGAGATTTTAACTGAAGCACATCACAGCATCATACTAACCATGCCAATTGGACCATGGAAAGTGCAAATCGATTCTCATGCGTATGCTACATTACCTGCTCGTAATATTCCGTTAGAAAACTTTACCAATATGATAAGTTATATGTGTTATCTACCGGATGTTCTTCCGACAATTCCTGTTGGGCGCGGTGCATATTTTCAAGACACAAATACTGCTATTTCAATATATGTAACACGTGTAGCTGACAATGTCGTTAGAGTAGAAACAGTGTTGGACCGCACAATGAAGCCAAAGCAACCTTTATTCCGCAGACCAGTGCCTGCACCGGACATGAAAAATCTTAAGCCTGTTGACTACAGCGCAATAAAGGCTGATGTACAAGCCCGCGGTAGAGATGCAGTTAGTCAAGACTTGGAAAAAACTCTACAACCTATCACACCCGTTAACCGAGCTGAGCGAAGAAAATTCGCCAAAGTAATGCGTCGTTTAAAATAATCTACCATATAAAAATACTCTTGTGTAAAAATGTTTTTATATGGTGGGACTGCTCGGATTCGAACCGAGACTCTTACCGGTTAAAAGCCGGATGTTTTGGCCAGTTAAACTACAATCCCTCATTTTCTCTTTACGTCGTAGAGCTTTGTTGCTCTTGCGGTGCGAGCCCGCCTTCCGTTTATTTGCTAGTACAGCAAATGGATTTCTTGGTTTCATTTTATTCTCCTTTGTTAAAAATTGGCCCGCCGTGCAGGAATCGAACCCACATTCTAGAGGTAGAAGCTCTATGTCCTATCCATTGAACGAACGGCAGTTATTTGGTAGCAGATCTAGGATTTGAACCTAGCCGTTCCGGCCCATCTAGCCAGTCTCCAGAGTTTATAAGTCTCCGCCGCACTCCAGTGCTATCTGCCTTGGGGTGCTGTATGGGACTCGAACCCATATTAACGGAATCACAATCCGTGGTGTTAACCTTTACACTAACTGCACCATTAACCGTTGGCTATATTAAGGCTCTTGTACCTATCTGCCGCATAGCTAGCCGCGAATGCTCGGGGCTTGACCATTGGAATAACATTACAAGTACCACGGATATAACCTATGGCTTGACCGCATACGTTAGAACTAGCGTAGTGTTCATCTGGGTTTAAGTCTAGGTGAACTTCAACATGGCGATTTTCTAGTACGTCTGCTAATTTTAAATACAATTCACTTGCTTTATACACTTCGGTCATCAAGCGAGTGTTAGGACGATCCACGCGATCATAATCACGTTCACGTGAGACTTCGCCAAATATCTTACAGCCATTGTTGCCGTTGATGTGTACAACTATAACCGCTGTATAGTCCGCATACCACGCATGATTTACTTGTAATCGTTCACTATCCACACCGATATAAATTTTAGTATCTGGTGTTTGTGCTTCAATGAACGCTTTTAATGCTGGTATGTCAAACTTTTTCATTTAATCCTCACTGGTTAATTTGTTGGTAAACCTCTTGCCGCTCTGCCTTTACCCCTGTTTTTTCCTTTATAGGTGTCAGTAGTAGCATGACAATTAGGACATAGCAATCTTAAATTTTCTAACTTATTATTACCGGCATTGCCATCTATGTGATCTAAATCTAAAGGTATTTTGTTACCTAACCAAGTTTTACCCTTGCACATAGAACATTGATGTCCTTGTATTTTTTTCACAAACTCTCTAATAGCCGGGCGTGACCAAACAGAATAGTCACCTTCTTCTAATTTTTTCAGATTATTTTGCTGTCGACCTTCAAAGTAACATTTACGACAACAATACATATTAGAGTTACTCAATCGTTTAGGCATAAACGATGTGTTACAAGTTTTACAAACATAGTCCATAACATTATTCTCCTATATCGTATTTAGTATAATGTCATTATTTTGGTGCTTCGTGAAAGAATCGAACTTCCGTGTCCCACTTGTAAGGAGGGCATTCTGCCATTAAATTAACGAAGCATGCGTGGCCGGTCTTGCAGGATTCGAACCCACCACCCCCTGGTTCGTAGCCAGGTACTCTATCCAAATGAGCTAAAGACCGAAGTATAACCCAGGGCTACCAGAGTAAAAATCACACGTCTAACAGCATGTCATTTACTGTAGATTACTGTAGGTAGTGGGCTGGGCCGTTATAACTGGTAGCCAGAACAAGAATTGAACTTGTAATAATCGCTTATCAAGCGACCGTTATACCATTTAACTATCCGGCTGTGGTCTCGGGTGAGGGATTCGAACTCTCGTTATTCCTGGTCCCAAACCAGGTGCCATACCAGACTAGGCGAACCCGAGTTTAAAGTTTTGAATATTTCTCATTCCACACCCTGATTCTTTCTAATAATTCCTCATAGGTGATTGAATTTTTTTTATGTTTTGAACTATTTTTAGTATGTATAAGTAGTTCACAATTTGCCGGGTGCCTTATATGTTCCACTGGTAAGTTATTATCAAATCCATATCTACAACTAATCATATGATCCCTACTTACTCCTCCGGTATTGTTACCTCTATTTGAGGCTTGATACCACCCGTGTGTTTTTATTAAATTAAAATTAAACTCATCTGGGTAATCTTTAAGATTAAATCTAAATTGACAATCGGCACGATAATTTTGCCATTCTGTTCTCTTTGCCCTTAACGGAATGTTTTTATAATCTATAGCACACTTTTTACAACAGAACGTTTTAATTTTACTAAAAGTTTCAAATTGAGAATTACAGTGCTTACATTGTTTACTAATTAATTGTTTGCTCTTGGCCGGCCCTGTTTTAAATTTTGAATAATCTTTAATAGCATTATTATAAATGGCCGCACAAGAGTTAGAACAAAATTTATTATGTCTTCTATTATACTCAAGTTTAGTACCACATTGAGCACATAGATTGGGATTTTTTATATATTTGTCAATAACATCTTCTTGGTGTCGTTTAGCTAAGATATCATATTTGCCGTTATATCCAGAGGAATATTTTGATAGATTAAGATGCGTTCTATCAACATGAGTAAATATTCCTTTTGCTGATTTAACTTCTTTACAGTATATACAACTACACAGTGTCGGCATTTTTCATCTCCAAAAGTATTTTATACTATTATTTATCATTGGTGGATAATCTAATAGTTAAATTAAAACACTTTTGGAGATGGTCAGGATCGAACTGACTACCTTCTGCTTGCAAAGCAGATGCTCTCCCAAATGAGCTACACCCCCGTAATGGAGCAGGATATCGGGTTCGAACCGATGACCTCGACGTTGGCAACGTGGCGCTCTACCAGCTGAGCTAATCCTGCATTGTTTGGCAGGGGATGAGTGGATCGAACACTCTCAATGGCGGGATCAAAACCCGCTGCCTTCCCATTTGGCGAATCCCCACTTGTACTACTTGGCGGTTAAAAATAGTTCGAACCGCAAACTTGAGATAAATATTAGTATGACAAAAAAATATTTTACTCAATCACAATGTAAACATTGTGGTAAAATTTACACTAAACAGAGAGATTCAAACAGATCTTTCTGCGACAATCAATGTCGTGTAAACTTCCGAATTGCTAACAAAAAAGTTATTATTAGGCCTTCTAAAACTTGCCCTAAATGTCACACTATTCACAATAAAATAGGAACATTCTGCTCTCGTAGTTGTGCCAATGGACACATTGTTACAGATAAGCATAAATCTAAATTAATGGACACTATTAATACTAAACTCACTATTAAGAACCAATTCGGTGAACACCCACGAAAATCTGCATTGCCAAAAAATATTGGCAAGATTAGGCAATTTAATTATGTTGGCCCATATACTAAAATATACTTGTGCACCTGCAAATATTCTGGAAAGAAGTGGTATTCGCCTACAGTTAAAACCGTTCATCCTGACTTGGGACGGACACGGAAAGAATACAGTTACTCTTGTCGTTTTCAGTTTGGAATTTCATCATTTCCAGATTGGTTTACTGATGCGTCTGAATTAATAAACAAATACGGCTGGTACTCAACTCCCGGGTCGCGCAAAGGAATTAAAAACACAAACGGAATCTCGAGAGATCATTTATATTCGATCACCGACGGATGGACAAACAATGTTCCTCCCGAACTTATCCGGCATCCGGCGAATTGTGAGCTAGTCCCTCATCAGCAAAACCAATCTAAATATTATACTTCAAAAATAACGCTTGATGAATTATATCAACGAATACGCCAATTTAATTTGTTATATGGGCTACCCTGCACCGACTTGAACGGCGACTAAAAATTTTGGAGATTTCTGTGCTACCTTTACACTACAGGGCAATAACTATTTAAATTGGTGGAGTATCCAGGGATCGAACCGGGCGTGCCATAAGGCGGGGGATTTACAGTCCCCTGCATCACCGTTGATGCTTCTACTCCAAATTGTATGGCATCCTGTAGGGGATTCGAACCCCTGAATGTCACCGTGAAAGGGTGATGACTTAGGCCGCTTGTCGAACAGGATAAAACCTGGTTGCGGGAGGAGGAATTGAACCTACCATCTGAGAGCTTATGAGACTCCCGTGCGACCACTACACTTTCCCGCGATTGTTCTGGCTCCGAAGGTAGGCTTCGAACCTACAGTGCTTTCGCGGCAGATTAACAGTCTGCTGAGTTTACCAGTTCCTCTACTTCGGAATTGTCTTGGCGGTCTCAAGGGGTAACGATCCCCTTCTTTATGCGTGACAGGCATATGTGCGTCCATGAACACTTTGAGACCAAAATCTGGTGAGTAGTTTTGTTACTCCGGACTACTACTAACCGGGTTTCACTAATAACTGGCTGAGCCAGAATTCGTGTTTGGAGCAACGGGTGTGATTCGAACACACGGCTTTAGGGATTTGCAGTCCCTTGCATTGGGCCACTCTGCCACCGTTGCATATCATACTGAAGCACACTCGAGAGAATGTGCTTTAGTATGCTGTGATTTTTTGTTCCACACAAGGAACTCCATCCTACAGTCCGCCCATTTGTACTGTTTTAAGTGTAGTACAGGATCTCGTTTCCTATAACCACTCTAAATCGTTCTTGGAATGATTGTTCCAACCATTCTGCAAGCAGTTAGATATCTATCTTGACCACTTGGAGTAAAGACCGCTCCGTGTTGCTATGGGGCAATCTTTTCTGGCTTCGAGTTCGGCTTGTGCCCTATCGATCTTGTTTCGGAACAATTTTGCTTTTTGTTCGTCAGTTAGAACATAGTGAGCCGCTTCGAACGCCTTTTGAACGATCGTATTATGCAATTCCGTATTGTCTATAGTCTGCATCGCGTTTCTCCTTCTTTCTAAAATAAAAACCCCAGGGTGTTTAGTCCTGGGGCTCTTGAATAAAGTTTAAAATACAATTCTATTCAGAACCCCTGATACCGTACACAATATTACCCTCTGTTGGTAGGCAGGCTGACGACCAACGTAATGCGGGCATCTGCTTACTATCAAAGGTTATGTGTCTTAAAGTATTCATAATAGTATGTATTATAGTTTAGATATTTATATCCGTCAACCTCTTTTGGTAAAATTATTTATCCCTTGTAAATCACTGGTTTCGCCACGTGCTACACGATATGCGTCCACTGCTCGCATACGAGCTAACATTAGTCTCAAACGCATTTCATCTGTAATTACTACATCATCTTCTGTGGGTGCAATATCTACTCGTGCTTTTAATACTGTGTCTCTACGTACAATCATATACTGTTGAGCCACAGTTAAACTGTCATCATCTTCATCGTCGGCAAAATACTTGTGTATGGGCAGGTGACGTGTGGTCAGCTTGATTACTTGCTTGACTTCTGGCTCTGGTGCGGCCACTGGATCTGAAGCATAAGCAACGGCAAATATTACCGCTAATGCAGCGGTTAAAATATATCTTGTTCTCATTTAGTTTGGTACCAATACAGTTCTATAGCAGTTACAACTAGCATCTACTATGGTTTCATAGTGGTAGCCATATGGTGCTACGGGTTGAGCAGGTGGATAATACACCGGCTGTGGTTGAACATAAACCGTTCTAGGTTGTGCGAGGGCATAACCCAATACGCCGCCTATCACTATCGGGGCGATCCAATTCTGGCCTCCGTGGTGATGTGAATGGTTCCAATGATTCGGATTTGCCTGGCTTGAGTTCGCTATTAACATCATACTTGCAAAAAGCAGTGTGATAACCTTTTTCATAGTTGTTTTCCTTTGTGTGGCTCATACTATATTAACGCCTGCCCGCACGAAAAAGTTGACAAGAAAAAGGCCCAATTAAGGGCCTTTTGGTTGTTTCTGTTACGAGGTAAGTCCTACCCTAAGCAGTGATTAAACTGCTAAAGTTTGGCGTTGTGCTGTACGAGCAGAGAATTTAACGTTCTTACCTGAAACAGTTACTTCGCCTTTAGATGCGTTTGCATTTACATTTATTTGCTTGGATTACGTCCATCGCCTCTCGTGTTGTCTGCTACAATACTAATTCGCCCGTCGAGTCTAAATCAGGCCCCTCATAAACATTCTACTTAAAATGCTTATGGTGGACCTGGGGAGGCACTGCCCCTCCCGTCCGAACAACCTTTCTCTTCACTTCATACAACAATTCTTTACTCTCTACCCCAATCAATATGTGTCCAAATTCTATCATAAATGTAGTACGAACAAGTCCATACTATGTTAATAATGATAGCAGGTAATATTGCTTGCGTAGTACTTTGTCCAGTGATCAACAACATTACATAGGTGCTTAGTATAACCCAGCATCTGTAGATTAAAGTTTTTACTAATGTTCGCTTTTTCGTATCTTTCATAATTCTTTTACCACTCCACGATAGCATAAAGGTATATACCACCACGGTTGACGTCTGGGTTTTGTTAGAGTATATTCTAATACCTTGCCGTTAGGACTTACCCAGGTATTATGGAATCCTAACCAAGTGCGACTACGATGCCAGCGAATACTTCCGCCCCAACGAAATCGCATCCATAACGCAAAAACCAAACAATTACACATGTGTTAATCTCCTACTATTATGTAGCGTATTTTACACGCCAAAGATTAACACAATATTAAATCTAGCCGACCCACCACCAATTTTTTCTAAAATTGGAAACTATTACTAGTATATATGGTTACTGATTACTTGTCAATTTGTATGACTATTTCTTTTTATATTTAGGTAATATTCTATGCATTGGCGGAACGGCAATGCTATCTGGAGGAACATCTTTCATTAGTGTAACTCCCATCCACACTGTGGATCCGGCACCGACTCTTAAAGGTATTCCTTTGTTATTAAATCCTCCAATGATTGTACTTCTGGCACCAATTTTCGCATGATCCTCAATGATAGCATTAGATATTAAACAACTTGATCCCAATGATACATTTCGGCCAATATATACGTCGTGGCCTATGTGCGAAGTGCAATCAAGTATGCAATGATCCCCGATGGTGATATTAGAACGTAATCCACTCCCGGGAGATATCATAATGCCCTTGCCCATTTTAATGTTGTAACCGGGTGTATATGCACATGTAGGATCGATTAAATTAATTACATTAACTCCTGCGCGGTCTACTAGGTCTATTCGATCCTTGCGTACTTGTTCATTATCGAGACCAATGTCATTTAAATGTTGACTACCAGTCCAAAAACTAGTTACGATAAAATCGCACTCTTCTCGCCACTGTCTAGCCTGTTTATTTTCTGTATCTAATAGCCAATCTTCGTTTCCAATGATAGGAATGTCAAATACTGATTCGGTATTTCCGTAATAATATTTGTCTAAAATACCTAGAACTTTAATACCTAATCGATTAGTAATATGTATAGGAAGAGAAAAATCTCCCCTCACTCCAACAAAGATAACTGGTTTTTTATTCATAATCTTTGCTCACTATCACTGATGCACATCGTCCACCAAACCCATAACTATTTTTAATAAAACTGTTACAATGCTTTTCTAAATTTTCAGTTAACAACGCTGGATCATCGGCTAATGGATTGGTTAGCCCAAATGTTCTTGGAATGATATTATATTCTAAACTAGCTAAACCATAAATTAATTCAAGGGCACCACATGCCCCTAGTGCATGTCCTATTTTGGCTTTTGCTGAATACATGGGTACACCTGGCAGATATTTTTTCATTACACGATATTCTATATCGTCACCTAATACTGTTGCTGTTGCATGGGCACTAATGAAATCAACTGTATTCATACCTGCTTCTTTTAAGGCTTGACTAACAGACATTTCTGCCGCTATTTCATTTAAGCCGGTTAAATTTTCAAAGCAAGTTTTATAGTCGTTGCCTAGTGAATCAACAATGCCTACTCCGGTGATAGCGACTCTTGTCATACAGCCATCTCACGATCAAAACGACCGGATTCTATGTAATCAAATAGTTCAGGGCGGAATCGTATACTCAATGCAATACGCACAAGACCATGATTGACAATAGGTGCATGCGGAACGTAAACATTAATCCAGTGAGGAATCCAACTATCACATCGGCCGATTTCTTTAGCTGTGTCATCCTTAACGGCTAAGGCGTGATTAACATAGATATTTTCTCCTAGTTTGCCATTCATTGTTTCTCTTGGCAATACTTCTGCTTCGTAAAAACCAGTATATGAATCTTCGCAGTTAGCCACTGGCAAATTTAAAGCGATGTTTCTTGCTTTCCACAATGGAAAGTCTCTATGTATAGCATAATGTTTATTTGGTTTAACTAGAATAAGAGCGTTTTCGGCCATGCGATCTTCAAGATCCCAACTTTGAATTAGATGTATAATATTAGGACAATTTGTTCTTAAATCATCATGTGAAACTGGAATGAAGTGTGTGTCATTGAATTGATCTAAGTCAGGCATGACAGCCTGTCTCAATTGCTCAAGATCTGTGCGATAATCTTCAATATTAATTTTAGCTGGTCTGTATAACCACTCTACTTGTTTTCTCATTGGATTGCCTTTTTAATAATTAATTTTATATTATTTTTTTGTAATTGTCAATGCTTGTAGAGTATCTACGCACGGCTGGCGTTCTAAGCGTTACACGTTAGTAAAGTGGTCGAACCACAGGCGTCATTTTGAAAGCCGACGTCGGAGAATCCGGCGTTGCAAGAGTATTTAGTCTTAGACTACAGTCCAACCAAGTTTTAGCAAATCTTCACGTATTTCATCAGTAACAGTACTTTCTTTAACATACTGGTTTTCTTCGTAGTAACTCGCAGGATCTACATCACCGGCACCAAATCCTCCCATGCCACTACAGTAATAATCCATGTAGTCCTCGTCACAGTCACGTAGAGTAGCCACAACACCGCCAGCGGCACGCCAACTACAGGCCCAAGTGTTATCAGCTAGCACTTGCCAGACATCTTGCTTTTGGAATTCGTTATTACACATGGCCGCATACAAATTTTGAGCATAGGACTTTGATGATTTCACTTTCGTGCGAAACCATTCACTTTCCATCATGTCAGTCTGCATACTATAATGTGTCATATTAAATTTGGTGGGCGGAGCAGGACTTGCACCCACACTCCCCGAATTATGAGTTCGACGCTTTACTGTTTAAGCTATCCGCCCTAAAACTATTGTTTCTAATTTGCTTAATTTCTTGTTCTTTGATTATACACAGTTTCTTAGGAAATTGCGACCATTTTGAACGATCTCTTTCTGTTTCATACCCCTTAACCTCTACATATAAGTTTAGTGATTCTATATAAAAGTCTGGAAAATATCTTCTGACACCGTTCCACTCATATTCGAATGATTCACTGGGTCTCTTTGGATCTAGTCCGTTTTCTTTTGCCCAGAGATAAAAATCAACCTCCCATTGACCCTGAAATTTTATACCATCTACAATTATTTGTTTTGTTCTTCCTCGATTTGATGATGTATATGCTTCAGGATTATTTTCCACTGCTTTTTTCATTGACAATCGATGTTTTTCTCTAATGGACTGATTTGCCCATTGTGTTTTATTTTGTTCTATAGTCGCTTGTCTTATTTTTGTTCTGCCACTGTCTGTTAAAACTTCCATTATTCTGTTAGGATTTTTTGGACATCGGCGTGTATGATTACTCAATGCACTCTTTGTTTCGTATATTTTTTGACAATGAATACACGGAGTCGGAGGTATTATCGGATTTTTGAAATTAGATTTATTGTAAGACATATCTAATCTAAGTGGATTTAAACTACAACGAATCTCGTGCTGTATTTTTGATTTCAGACTCTTTGCTGATTTTTGACAATATTGGCAGAACATTTTTATCTCCTATAAGTTTATTTATCATAGGAGTCGTTTGCTTTAACTAAAATTAGTTATAGTTGTCAAGAAACTTGTTTAAGTTTCCATACAGTCTGGCCATCATAGCTTCTTTGGAACCAAAGAATATGATTTGTTTTGGTATTTTCTTTTTGACTTCAATGTAGTAAGGCATTTGAAGTTTTCGATCTAGTTTAAGTATGGTCATGCGATCGAATGTTTCCCAATTGATTTCCATTGAGTAACTTTCAAGATCCATGACCTTTTTGAATGTGAAATAACCCAAATCGGTTAGACGTAGACCTCCACTAGCTCGAATGTTGTACCACCATATCTTCATAGCGGTGTTAGCATCCATTTCGCTACCGTCGGGTAGCTTAGATATGATTACTTCTGTAAGTTTGAGTTTGTCGCGCACATCAAGGATATACCTGGTCACCCTGCTTGAGCAGTACTACGGTGAACTTGTCAGTTTTGAATTGTGTGTTTAACTTCTTGGCCAAGTTGATAGCATGGCCCGGGTTAGAGAAACTAACCTTTTTGTACTTAGGTCCAGGATACTGAACTAGTAGGTTAGATGTTTTGAGATTAATGGGTTGACCAGAGTAAAATACGGCCCAAGTACCTTCACTAGCTAATACCTGTTCGGTCTTATATGTGGTTTTATTAGTTTGCTCAATAAGAACTATTGGTTTAGGGCGAGACATGTAGTAATCCCTTTAATTGTTTACAATTACTTCCGTGCCAACGGACATAATTAGTTTTCTGTGTAGTTAACCCACAATGTTCACAAGTAATTTGATTGTGTGGTTTATGACAAGGATGATTATCACCTTGCTTTGCTTTGCTTATTTTAGATCTACTTTCGGCAGACTTTGTTTTACCGTACGCAGGATGTAAATTGCCAGTTTTTCCAAATAATCCATTTGCTGGTCCAAATTTTGTAGATTTAGTAATAGACTCGGCTGTATGTTTCTTTCCATAAAACGGATTATTAGATCCGGTGCGTGTGCCTTTTAATGCATTTTGTATTTTTTGACGAGTTTCTTTACTTACTGTACTACCTGCTGTAGTAAAGTTGCCATCGCCGTTATGTAAATTAAAGCTATATGGATCATTTTTAGCATCTAATATATCTAAATAATCTGCCTCAAGTTTACGAATATATGTTGGATCACCAATGGCCAATATTTCATGAGTCCAGTCGTTGTAGGTTTCTAGTATAAGAGATTTAATTTTACTTGAACAAATATAACCGTCAGCTGGATGACACCCACGTTTTGTACGTGATCTAATATACCATTTAGATGTCGAATGTTGGGTCCATTTATATAGGTACGCCTGTGTATTACTCATACATTTATTTATGCCAAAATATAGGTATATTATTTGAAACTGCCACCGTCCATATTGACTGTAATAACCTGATCATCGGCATTGTTTTTAGGTTGTGTGCGTAGTTCTTCCAAGGCCAGCAACAACTTGGTAATGTCAGTGTGTAGGTCCTTAGCATCTTTAATGCTCATGATATAGTCTTTCTGACCACGAGCCTCAAAGCCTTGAATACGTTCTACAAATCGTTGAATGTGTATCATTCGTTAGGCATCCTTGTGAATGGTTCTAAGTTAGGTGGTTGCCACCCTTCTGGTTTCAAAACTTTTCCATCTTCACGCTTACGAACCTTGCCTGTAGCAGGATCAATCTTGGCAAAGTTAGTACGCATGACTTCGTTCCATGCCGCTTCGGCATTAGCACCTAGACTATGTATAGCACCAATAGTGACAACAAGAATATCGATAAGTGCGTCAAGATCATCGACAATATTATCGCTTTCGCATAGTTCATCGAATTCCTCTCTAATTAAATTACAATACATTTGATACTGCTGTAAGTCTTGTTTGCCCACTGTTTGGTCGCAGGCTGCCATAAATTTCCATTGGTCTAAAAAAGGATTAGTCATTTGTGCTCGCTTGTTCTTTAGTGTGAAATGGTCCGTGGAAGTCGTAACGTTCCAGGGCGATTAGTTTTGGATCTTGAACGATTTTCCACTTGCGTCCACGCTTGACCGTGTACCATCCTGCGGCAAACCATGATTTAGATTTCTTAGTTTTTGTATACAGTGGTAACTGTTGTTGTACGTCCCATACTGGATTGTGTACACGTGATGCCGCTGGATATCCGTGTACGCTGTGTGTATCAGGTTTGCTGGATTTTACTTGATCAACAAATTGAATGTTAGCACGTTGCGCCGCCATTCTAATTGTTTTGTACTGCTCAACTTGATTGTTGATTGTAACTTGAAAGCCACCACCTGTGGCTTCAATGTTACCAACTTTTTCGTTGTCTTGCTGTAGTATCCAAAACTTCTTGTCTATTACAGGTTTAGCTACGATTGTCATTTAGTACTCCTTTGTATGTTTCATTCAGCCAGCGTCCAAACTGTTCTGAAAATTCGCTACACTTGTTAAGCTCATACTTGCCGCAAAACTGCATGAAGCGAACACCCACTTGTCCTATATCTTTGTGCGATAACTGCACACGAATAGCTGAGTCAACTGCATCTTTAATCTCTTGTGGTTGTGCTGTAAGATCAATCAAATGACAGTTACGTTCATAATCATCTAACACACGATGTTCAACACCATTGTGATCAGTCCAACGCTGTAACATCAAGTTGTTCCAGTTGTAACCTTTTTTGTCCTTATCTTCAAATGCTTCTTGTAATCCAACCTTATTCTTAGTGCCCTTGGTTCGTACGCCAGGAAAGGCACTAAACACATTATCCGAACTATCGCCACGCATACACTTTTCAAATAATAGCCACTGCGGATTAGGAATAGTTTTAGGCTGTTTGGTCTTTTTGTCGATAACTTCACGTCCTTTAGCATCATAGATACCTTTTAATGTGATTAACTCATCTGTAATGCCGTTGTATTGATCTACGTTTTCTGCGATGAGCTGAACAAAGTCAGTATCGCTTGATACTATTGTGTGATGGTCTTGTGGGTGTAGAGCAATCCAACGAGCTATAATATCGTCAGCTTCTGCATTTTCATGACGTATTACGCTACAGTTTGTTTTGGTAGACAAGTATTTAGTCAAGTTATCATACGTTTCCCAGAACAACTTATCTTCTTCTTGCTCATCTTCTGTTAGGGCCGCACGGGCTACAGCACGGTTCTTTTTGTAAGGCTCGTAGTAATCTTTACGCCAACTACGCCCTTCTAGGGCAAATACCACGTGATCTGCTTTGAAGCGTGTGGCTACTTTGTTAGCGGCCATCATAGTAACGTGTAGAGCAAAGCCTAGTTTGGTCCAGGTATCACTTGCTTTGAACGCACCATGGCGGGCACGGAAAAACATATTAGCCGTATCAATTAGAACGTAGTTCATTAAAACCCTATATTATTTTGTTATCAACAATGTATTGTAACATAAAACGGGCAAAATAGCTATGGCCGTCCTTACCAAAATGCCATGAATCGGGCGCAACCGTTTCAATTCCGGCTGATTTGATTATACTGTTGAAAGTTTGTGTAGAATCATATGGTCCGATATAACTTTTACCCCAGTTGTGTTGTTCGTTTACAGGAATTCGAGTAAAATCATTATTGCCGTTGACAAAGATATGTTTGATATTAAGATTTTTAAGCTCTCGATGAAATTCCCAAATTTTATCATGCCAATGCTGTGTACATAAATTCCAATCTACATTAGCAATATAATTTTTATACGTGAGTTGTAAAGATTCTGGAACATCGTCGATACCACTAGCATTAACTTGATAGTAGGTACCATCCTCATCTTGCCATTCTTCTCGTTCCCAAGTTGACCATTGAATGATCATTAATAATTCATCTTGACCACTATAGTGGCTATCTAACCATTCTCGAGTGGTGCGTAGTATTCGTGTGTTAGAACTAGCACTTTCAGCACCACAATGAAACCCTGCTCTAATTGATCGACTTAGTAAGGTGCCCCAACTAATTGCGAGATTTTCTGGATGCGGTGCTCGACCCATGTAAAACAACTCAGGATCATCTATGGCGAATGCATGTGGATTTACTGCTTCGGCAGCCGCTGTGTGGCTGTCACCGTTTACATATAATATCATATAAAAATTTCGTGTGGTAGTTTTGTTTGGTTGTCGACGCAATATAGTTTGTCAATGATATCTTTGTCGATAACCGTTGGATCAACATACCAATCTTCAAAAGGTTCCCACGTGTTTGTGGAATAATTTTTAACCGCAACATTGTCAATTAATAAAAGATATCCTAACGATTTGAGATAATCTCTACTTTCTTTTTGTATCTGTTCGTTGTTGTTAAACACATCAGTTTCAAAAGTAATAGCCGAAAATCTATGAGTAGTAGGAATTCTTTTTAGACATGCTAAACTACAAGACTCATCTAAATCAACTTGCAAGTAATCAATTTGATAATCAAATGCTTGTAACAATAATTTAAAGTCAGTATGCCAGGCGTTTGATAACATAAGGTTGCCGCCTGGTCTAAGACGTTGCCATTCTTCTTTAAGGTTTTCTCTAAAATCAATACTAACGCCGCTCCAACCAAATTCTGTTTCGAGCAAATAAGTATTGCTCATATATTGTGGTTCACTGGCACCAAGTTCAACAAAAGTTCCTTGTTGTTTTCCATTCATCACAGTCAATACAAAGATATCCTGCCAACTTTGCGAATAATTTTGTTTTAGTATATTACAGTTGTTAAATGGATATTTTAATCTCAAACTTGAGTGATAGATTGGATCAAACTCAATTCGAGATTCTAAGGTTTGTTTAATTCCAAAATCTGTAATGTGGTCTAAAGACTGTAAATTTAAAAATTCTTCGTAGCTAGGCCATCCTGATGGATGAGATATTCGATCGTAATTATAATTACGTTCTCGTATGCCAAACATCAACTTACTTCTCTACGTCCATTACCTAAGTCTTTGCTTTTTACTACTCTTCCATATTCAGGATTTATTGCTTGATCTTGTTCGTATGTTTCTAATACTACATTACGACAAACATTTTGGAACCAACGATCTACAATATCACTTTCGGGTTCGTTGGGTTTCATTTGATATCCAGCACGTACTAAATTAGCAATAAACTTATCATTCCAATCAAGCTCAAAACTACCTTCGCTTAGATTTTCTGGATTTACATCCATACTAAGAATGCCTACCCATGGTTCACCTTTTTCTGTAGCAATTTCTTTTTCAGTTTTCTTAGGTGCGGCTTTCTTTGGCTCCTCGGCCTTAACTGGTTTCTTCTTTTTGAATATGTCAAATATTCCCATTAGTCACTCACTTTCTTAATTATCATGATCAACGCTTCGTTACTATCGAACCAACGATCGTCGATAACCGGTTCGCCTGGTCCTGTCCATATAGCACGTCCACGCATGGCTGTTTCCATCCATAACCAACGTTTTGTTTTGTAACAACGACGCGGCCAGAAACAATATTTGTACTCGTAATTGGCTCGATCCAACCAACTGTCTTGTGCTTGCACATCATCACGATATAAACCTTGTGGATACATTATTTTTTAAACACCGGTATAGGTTGCATCTTGTGTAAGTTTCTAGCACGAATCTTACGATACTGATACAACACCATAGCATCAGCGTCACTCTTTGGCACAATATCCTGCTCGTCCATGATCATAGCACGTTCAAGTTCTGGATAGCCTAGGCCACCTAGTTGATCACGATCCACACGCCCATCCTCCCACAGTCCGTCTGTTGGTTCTGCTTGAATAATGCGTTCATCAATGCCTAACTCACGTCCTAGAGCCCACACTTCAGTTTTCATTAAGTCAGCAATAGGACTAATATCCACTCCACCATCGCCGTACTTGGTAAAGAAACCTACACCAAAGTCTTCAACCTTGTTGCCTGTGCCTACTACGATGCCATTACAACTTTGTGCTATTTGATACAGTGCCATCATACGCAAGCGACTACGACTGTTAGCAAACGCTAGTTCACTTGAGTAGTTACCCATGATCTCTTCAAAGCGATCAAACGTGCTAGTTAGGTTAATAATCTCTGAACGCACATTTGGATAGTTGTTGGCTAACCAGAAACAATGATCCAAACTTAAATTATGTAAATCATCACGCTGGCGAATAGGTAGTGCCACTGCGATAGTATGTAGGCCTGTGCGAGCACACAATGTACTTACCACAGCACTATCAATACCACCCGACACACCTACTACAAGACTGGTAATGCCATTCTTCTCGGCGTAGTCTTTGATCCAAGTTGTAATTTGATCTTTCATTTACCCCAACCATTTCCCCACAAGTCCACGTGTAGTCGTGGGCTATAATACCAACCACGTTCACAACACACGTCTGCGATACGTACTTTGTTTGCTTCATATGGTGCTACAATACCACCTTGTGGCATTAGATATACATTACCTTTAAACCCTGCCGCACGATAAGCGTCTGTTGCCTTGATTGCTTCTAACAAATGCTCATCAGTTTCTACAACAAACTTAAGGTAAGCATGACCATGATTTTGATAATCGCAAACAATATCAGGACAGATAGCATCATCCCACTTTTCTCCACTTGCTGATAATTTAGCACTTATACTAAATGTAACTTCACGTTTATTAGGGCCACCCCAATCATCTTGCCATTCAATTAGCCACTGCTTAAAATCTTCATGTAACTTTTGAGTACCGTTAGTTTCAAAAGTAATATTCTTAAGATCCTTCATGCGTGGGTGCTCAAGCAATTCTTGATAAGCACGTTGCCAACCTAACAACGGTTCACCACCTGTGATAACCAAGTGTACATCATTGCCATTGTTTTGTACCCACTGATTATTAGGAGTAAGAGCTAACATCTTATCTACAAGATTTTCTGTAGTATATGTTGGACTCAAGTGTTTAAAGTCTGGGTGCCAACTTGCATAACTATCACAACCTGTGGTTACAAGTGGAAGACTGTTAAAGTCTTTGTACAATTCTACATTCTTGGCAACTTCATCTGCCTCTGTGCTTAGTTCTCCTGGTTTACAACCAAATCCTGCACATTTAAAGTTACAACCATATGTTCGCAAAAACACTGAAGGAACGCCAACAAAACGTCCTTCACCTTGCAAACTATAAAATATTTCGCTTACTTTTATTTTCATCTAGTCCACCAACTTTCCCATGGGAAATCAATCCAAACATCTTCTTCTGCTTTGTTTATTGTAACAGCTGAATAGTCAATTGTCAACTCCGATTTACTTGATTCGTTATCGTATAATGTGGCTACTCGAACCCGATTGTTCCAGACCTTGGTCCAACTGACATCATCCGGTAAACACATACCTTGCCAATCCTGTTTGATCCAATTTAGAGTAGCACCGGTATCATTGATATCATCCACAATAAGGATTCGCTTGCCTGTAAGTGCATCTTCGCTCATCCATGTATTGGATTCTTCGTAAGCATGATCACGTAAGTTGACCTTGAGTGTGTGCATAGGCACATCTAAGTATTGGCTAATCATGTTAGCAGGCACTAACCCGCCACGTGTAAGTCCCACAACATAATCTGGAATCCATTGATCCTTGTGCATCTGGCGGAGAATCTCTTGCACCTGATGTTCAACATCAGTCCAAGTTACTAGTTGTTTTTTCATTTTAAAAAGTTTTCAAAGGTTGATCTAGGCCACAAACACATGCGGCGTTTAGGTTCATTGGTGATATATTCATTAATTGCATCTACAGGATTGTCAAAGTTGTAAGGTTCTCTTTCTAAGTTTAATTCTCTAAAGTTACCAGTAGAAATATCATTATTATTGCCTTCAACATAACTAGTAGTTAAAATATATTTTACACGACTACGAGCTATATTTGCAATAGTTTTGACCAAATCGTTATGACTAAAGTGGAATAAACAATCTCGGCAAAATAATAAATCAACTTCGGGCAACTCATCTTGACTGATATCAATCACTCTAAAATCTACTCCAGGGTATTTAGACCTATTGCTATCAACCATAAAACTTACAATATCGCCACCGATATACTTAAATCCTTTTGGAAACTGAACAGTACTCATCCAGGAATAATCACCGCATGGTGCATCAAACATACTTGAAATATTATACTTGTTTACAAACTTAGGCAAAGCTGTGCGTACAGGTTCAGTATAATACATTGTGCTACCTGTGCCGCACAGCACATCATTCCACCTATGATTTTTTATAATATCTTCGAATACTTCTTTCATAGTGCGGACAAACTCTTCATGAATCTTAATTTTTCTTCTATACCACGACTACCATGTAGATGTATAATTTGACATTCCTCTATGTCAACGCCGTTCCACAAGTCTTGTCTCCACATCTCGTTAGGATCCATCCATGGAGCCTGATAGTTTAATTTTGGTAGTAACACTTCACTTAGTCGTGGCCCTTGATTCCAGAACATATGATTTAAAATAATTTGCTCAGTATCATAACTGTCGAAGTCCCATTCGTTAGCCATTGCTAATCCTTGCTCCCAAATGGCAGTTGACATAGTTGCCGGAAAATATCTTACACCGGCATTAAAAAAATGTGAGAATTTTAATTGATATTTGTTAGGTTTGTAAAACGATCTCGGATCACTAAAATTAAACATCATAAAATGCTGGTACCTATTCCAAATATCAACAGGTGCGATAGCCATTGTATCTGGATCGGTGTAGAGAATATTACACGGAGCATTGTCCTTCCAGATTTTATAAATTTCAAAAAATGTTCTATGTAGTCCTTGGTGAATAGTATCATAATTATCAGTAATATAGATAAATTCCCATTCGCCTTTAAGGTGCTTCTTAAAACTTGCAAGACTTGTTCTATGGGCTTCTAAATAACAACTGAATAAGTTTGGTTCATTACTCCGATCCCTAAAGGACCAGTTGGTGCTTTTTAACTCATATAAACTTTTAACTAATATATTTTTCATTTTTTAGGTACCATGTATAACCAGGACATATTGCTAGGACGACCTTCATGTACTAATGCCCACTTGTCGCAATCACTTAGTTCTTTAAGAAACTCAAATTGATAAGGATCTTTTGATTTTTGATCAATTTTGTGTATAGTGTGTGTGTTAATAAATCTTGAGATTAATGTGTCGGTAATGCCAGCAATCATACAATCATGGCACTCAACCAACATAATAGATTTTTGTAAAGATGGCACTTTTACAGGATCAAGTAAGTTGATCTCTTCACCTTCACAATCAACAATCAACAGAGGTCTCTCGGGCATGTAAATTTTTGATTCGAGCCATTCACAATTTATAGATTTCTCACTTACATCAAGACTTCGAACACTATTTGCCAGAGCATTGTTTATAGTAACAAACATAGCCTTAATATTAATATCAATTGCCAATCCTGGTGTGTGGGGTAATCTTCTACTAAACCCTACGGCATAGTATCCCTCGGCGCAACCAATGTTAATAAACAAATCAGGTTTCTTTGCGATTGCATCTTCGATCGCTAGGTGTAATTCATCTTCATAGACACCTAATAATTTTGCCGCAGTATCTCCGTCACCCCAGGAAGTTCTTGGCACAATAGTCATACCTTTAAACGGCCCAGTTTGTACACGACCGTCGGTGTGATGAAAGATATATGGAATAAGCTCTACACGTCGAGCATTAGCAATATCTTGTAAATGTCTTTCTAGTGCGCTCATTGTTTGCCACCTGAAAATTTAACTGTAAAGTGAGCCATTTGTTTGTTAACATCGTTCTCTTTGAGTTTTTGCCAAGGATCTTGTATACCGGCTTTAATGTTTCGCCAGAATGTAGTATCAAGACCTTGTTTATCCATATATTGGCTCAATAATTCTGTTTCTCTCATGCGTAAATTAATCCAAGCTATGTTGTGGAAATCTTTTGGATTATTAGGATTACCTTCTAACAACTCCATATGCCTTTCTTGGAAGGTTGGATCATCATTATTACCAGTTAAATCTTTGCGATCATGTGTGACATACACTTCAATGCGTTTCCAAATGTCAAGTTTATATGCAACTTGGCTAAGCCAGGCGTCCGTCAACGGATGTGGACTAAGATAAGTGAGTTGTTCTAACCATGCCCTCGGAACAATAGGAAAAATACTGTATGGGTGATCTTTGTGGGTGTGTACTGCTAATAATTTAAATTGTCCGGTGTGTTCGGTGATTTTACGATCCCACCCGGATGTGTCCATTAGTGCATCATCGTTCCAGAAGAAATACCAATCGGCACTTACTGAATTTGCCAGTGTGTTAATATACTCGTTTAATCGTTGGTATCCTAGTGGTTCAAATTCTTGAACTTCATAATCAATGCCCTTATTGTCAAGGTATGGTTGCACATGTTCGTCAAAGTGTTTACGACCGACAGTGTCGTCGTTGTCAAATGCAAACATAATAATAATATCTTTTATGTCCAGCGCACGATTGACAAGTCCTATTACACTTCTTGCTAGTGCATCTGTTCTTCCCCGTGTGGGCAATAATACTGCTATTTTATATTCATTCATGATGTTCTTTCTGAAATTACTTTTACTTTACCAGCGGCATGTCTAGCAGTTTCTAAAGCATTATCACCCGAAGCTAGAACCACCCCCATTCTACGATATGGACGAGTAGTAGGTTTACCAAAGATTCTAACATCTACATTCGGCACAGACAATGCATCTTCAACACCAGTGTATTTAGGTGCAATACCGTCCCGGTCTGCTAAAATAACGGCGCTGGCACCTTCACGCGAAGTAATCACCGGAATAGGCAATCCTAATATAGCACGAGCATGTAAATCAAACTCAGTTAAATTTTGACTAATCAGTGTAACCATACCAGTGTCGTGAGGGCGTGGGCTTAGTTCACTAAAAATAACTTCGTCTTTAGTAACAAAGAATTCAACACCAAAGATGCCCGAGCCTCCAAGATCATCTGTAATAGTTTTAGCCATGTGTTGTGCGATAGCGATATGCTCAGGTTTCATTGTTTGTGGTTGCCAACTGTACTGATAATCGCCACGTTCCTGTACATGACCAATAGGATCGCAATACAATGTGGTGCCATCTTGTTGACGAATAGTTAACAGAGTAATTTCAAACTCGAAGTTGATAAACTCCTCTACAATAACTTTCTTTCTGTCTCCACGCATGTTAGCACAAGCATAGTCCCAGCTTTTAATAATATCTTCTGGATTGTGTACTACACTTTGACCTTTACCTGAGCTGCTCATAACAGGTTTAACTACAACAGGAAATCCAATGTCATTTGCTTTTAGAGCAAGTTCTTCGCCAGTCTCAGCATATTCAAATCTTGCTGTACGTAACCCGAGACTCTTGGCATTGTCACGAATCCGATCTCTATTCATAGTTAGATTAACTGCTCTGGCACTAGGAACAATATGTTTACCTTGTGCTTCTAACTCAACTAATAGTTCAGTTCTAATTGCCTCAATCTCTGGTACAATTAAATCAGGATTATAGTATTCGATTACTCGTTGTAGTTCACTTGCATCTAACATATCGCAAACAGTATTATAATCTGCAACTTGCATGGCAGGAGCATTTGGATAACTGTCCACGGCGATAACAGTACAACCGAGTCTCTTGGCACTGATAACAAATTCCTTACCTAGTTCTCCCGAACCTAACAACAATATAGTTTTCATGCAAATAAATCCTCATCCCATATACGATGTCCTTCACGGAATGCCATATTGCTTTGAGTTTCTCTAACTTCAACCCTAAAACACCACAATCGTTCGGCTTCACTTGGACCCCACATGTCTGGAATGTATACACCATTAACATATTTGTACAACTGATCTGCTAGACCTTCACAACCAAGTTTTGGTAGGATAGTTAGTTTAGCAAGATTACGACGTTCCATTTCCTTGTAAAACTCAAGCTCTGGGTCATCTTCTGCTACTAACAATGTATGATCAAATTGACTTTCTAGTACGTTCTTAAGTTCTTTGAGACCACCGTAGTCGGCTGCCCAATTACGTACATCCAAATCATCTGTGCCAAAATAGAACTTCATTGAAAAACTGTAACCGTGAATTAGGTTACAGTGACTGTCGGCACGCCATTGGCGATAAGCACAAGGGAAAGCATCATGATACTCTTTGGTGCTCACATACTTGTATTGAACTGGTAGATATGACATATTATTCTCCTAAGTTAAATTGTAACATAGGCTTGCAGAATTTGTAAAGCGGGATGAATGCCGAAAAGGCCGCTGTTGAGTTGATATTTATTCAATTAGTTTTATAGTTCTACTAAATTTACTATCAGCCAAACTAATTGCCTGATAAAAGTATTGTTCGTACTGTTTGAGTGGGGTTGCTTGGTGTTGATGCCATGTAATGTCTTGGTAAGTTTGGTTAACAAAAATTGTTTGATCGTTAATTTGATATGTGTACGATCCTCGATTTAATTGCTTGATTTTGAAATAGGTGAGCCAATCATACTCTGTATCAAACTCTCGGCCAAGATTAGGGTTATATTCCGAATCCAATACTCCATTCCGTAAGTAAATACCAAGATCTGATATAATAGGATCGTTAAGCCTCTTCGCTAAGTCATTGCATAATTTACTATAAAATAATTGTGCGTTGGTTAATGCAACAAATGCGAAATACGTTCTGGGTGGTAAAAGTATCGGGAAATCAGGATGGTAGTCGATTCCGTGTTGAGTAAATGTAACATCGTGTACCCATTGATGAATGGTCTGGTATCCTAATGCAAATAACTTTTCTAACACATCTTCGTTAGATAATTTGGGTTTGACATAATTTTTATAGATAAAATCTTGAACAAACGATGGCTCCATATGATGTGTATCTTTAATATATCTACAAAGCATAGCATTAACACCAGTGTAATCATTTGCAAATGCTAGACCGTTAACAAGATACATGTCCACCCATTCATCCTTGGTATAGCTATAAGTTTCCACAACGCTTTCAACTGTTGGATTGTTCCAAGTGTGTGAGTTAAAGATTGCTGGATGAATTTCAAATTCTTCCTTTACTAACCAAGACTCGGTTGACATCATCTTAGGAACCGTTTGAATCTTAAATTGTTCTCTCATCTCAGGACTAAACGCTGGAGTCTCGGGTAATAATATCCATGTGTTTGGTCTAGCCGCACTGAGATTATTATTAACCAGGATGTCAATTTGATTAAGAGTTTTTTGATAATTATCGCCTGGTAGTCCAGCAATAATTTCAACTTTAACCGGTAACTCTGGAAACTTTGATCGCAAATAGTTAACACTAGCAATTTGTTTTTCTATAGGTGGATCTATGCGTTCAACATTATTTTTAATTTCTTCATCTATTGCTTGAACTGAAATTTTGTGGTGATCTAGTAAACCTTGTTCGGCTAGAAGTTCTTTAATTTTAGTAGTTCTTGCCAGGTGATTTTTAGCATTCTCGGTAACAACAGTTTTTGGGTAACCATATTTTTTTGCAACATCAACAATATGTTCGGTTATAGCAACATCAATTTCATAAATTCCAAAGTTAGCATCAAGGGTTGAAAACAATTTTACTTTGTTCGCACCGATCCATTCAATCTCATCAAGTACAATATCAAATGGTTTTTTAACTACTTTGGTGTATGTTCCGCCACCCCAATCACAATAGATACATTTATAAGGGCATCCCCGAGACGTTTCGATTGATCCATACATAAATTGACCAGCGTATGGTAGAAGATATTTTTCTTGAGCCTTATAGATGTTATTGGGCCACTTGAAAGATTTTTTTTCGATTCCTAATTTACTAAAGCATCGATTTTTATCTTTGTCGGCATAGTAGATGTATGGAATTTTTTCGTAATCAGTAATAGGAAAATAATCAAGTATTTCTTTGAATACTATTTCACCGTATGCATCACTTGGAACAACAATGTCCACCCAGGGCTTTTCTTTAAAAAAATTTTCATTGTATTTGATGTGGGGTTGTGGGCCACCGTAAACAATTAAACAATTAGGATATTGATTTTTTACCTCTTCGGCTACTTCGTCAAAAAAAGATTCATTCCAGACGTACACACTAAAACCAAATATGTCCGGTGGCGCCTTTTGACATTCATTGAGAATCTCTTCTTTAGATCTATAATCAGCGATCCATGGGTCGGCCCACTGATATTCAGTATGTTTACTACTGTTTTCTTCGAAGTAAGTTTTAAGGCTACACCAGAGCAGAGGAAGAGTTAACTCGGCAAATGAGTGTTTATTTGCCACATACACATTTTTCATATTATGACTACTTATTACTAAGCAGTTCAGATATCAATAAAGCACCGGACCACGAGGCAGAACTTAACCAGCCCCAAAATGCTGGGTCGTTGTCTATGTTTAAAAATATGTTAGCAACGCTAGAGATTACACCAAGTAATAATACCACTTTCATCGTTTGTATTTTCCTTTGCCCGGAATAGTGTTACGCACACCACCTGTTGGATCTTTAACATCACCCTTGCGACGTGGGATCAAATGTATGTGTGGCCAGCCTATTGTTTGTCCGGCAGCTTCGCCGTAGTTCATACCAATGTTAAATCCATCCCACTGACCTAGTTCCACCATCTTCTTGCCATAACGTACAGCATCTTCAAATGCATCAGTGAGCACACCAAAGGTATTGTACTTAGGCACAAATAATAAATGTCCATCAGTTACTGGATATTTGTCGTTGAACACCTTAACGTGATAATCTTCACTTAGAACCAAGTCCCAGGGAGCATCGCTATCATCGATGATGTCAGGTTGTGTTTCGAATATACATTCTTTGCGTGACATGATTACCTTGGAGCAAATTCTTGCTGTAGTTTGATATTGTCCATAAACTCTTTCTTAACTGCTGGATCTGTTTTAAACACACCAGTTAATACAGTAGTTTGGGTTAAACTAGAGTGTGCCATAATGCCGCGATTTTCACAACAACCATGTGTGGCTTGAATGTACACGCCTACGTTTTCACTAGCAGTTGCCTTCATGATCTCTCTGGCAATATCATTACATAGTTCCTCTTGTAACGTGCCACGTCTAGCACACCATTGAGCTATTCGTGTATATTTAGAAAGGCCAATGAGTTTATGAGCGGCGATGATACCGATGTAGGCAACGCCAGAAACTGGCTGATGATGATGAGAACACATAGAACGAAGCTCGCTCCTAACCACCAACATCCCGTCATAGCGGTCTTCAGAATCATTTGGGAAAGCTGTTGCATCTGGTGCTGGATCATATCTACCTGCCATTATTTCGTTAAAGTACATCTTGGCCAAACGACGTGCTGTGCCTTTACTGTTAGGATCGTCTTCACGATCAATTAACAGTGTGTCCAATACATTTTCAAATGCCACAGTGGCTTCATCAATAAGTTGTGCCTTTTGTTCTTCTGTAACATAATCACTAATGTTATCGCCAGCCCAGAAGCGTTTGCCTCCTGCTCGCATTTGTTCTCTTAATACTTGTGCTAAGTTTTTTTCTGCCATTTATTTCTCCGAGTTATAAGTCGTGGATGACTTTGTTTAATTGTACGTAATATTTAGACCTGTGTCAATAGGAATCCAGATATTTGCATTGTATATTTGTCCTGGAATCCAGCGTTAGAACTTACATGCAATATATCACTGCTCCATATAAACCCATCGCCAGCTTTCCAATTTGTGCTAGTTTCAAACTTATCATTTAATTGGTATTGTAAGAATTGCCCCATTTTATAATCTTCAAGGTAGATGTTTGCTCGCACTTTAGTTTCGGTGCGGTTTGGGTATTGTTGTCCAATTTAGAAGAACGTGTCTCTATGAAACGGGACAACACAACCTGGCGGTTGTTTAATAGTAGATACTGTAATTACTTCCATGTTTAACTGGCGTCCTAACTCTTGATAGTCGAGTTGTGTGTCATTCCACCAAAGTTGATGTATCTTAGTATTGTGAATATTGTAGCTTTTAGGAAAGCCACCGTATTGTTCGTGAATATCTGTAAGCTCGTACACTTGGTGTTTAATACAGCTACCACTGTGTACAGAGTAATCAGCAATAAGAAGAGGTGTAAAATCAAAATCAAGATGAACCGGTTTAAACATTGTTAGTCCTTTATTATAATATTTCTGCAGTCTGGGTATTCAACATATTTAGGTTGTTCATTTACCTTGGGTAATAATTTAAGTCCAAGTTCCGCTTCTTCTATAGTAGGTTTATAGTGATAGCCTATCCGAAATGTTAATTGTTCTTGCCACGGCGTTATCTTAAGGTCTCTACCATCATAACGCATCATGCTTAACTGATCATAAACCTCTACGTCATCAGTAAGTATAGCACCACCTCGGCCTATTTGTAAAGGTTTTCCATTGCCAAAACTCAAACATTGTAATTGTTCTGGGCGGTACATATTGCGTTCGAGTCTGCGGGCACTATCCCAAATGCGTGTACCAAAAAATTGATACTCCCCAACCCAATTCTGATATTCTTCTTCTACATAAGTATATTCAATGCCTAGCTTATGCATGGTCATTGGTATGCTCAAATAAGTAAACGGGGTGAAACAAGTAGACTTCACATTGTCAAACCTCATGCACATCTCAATAGCGTGTGTACAACAATCGGTCATCACAGCATAAGGTGCACCTGTGTATTTGGCTAACTCTTGTTCAAAATCAAATATACTATCAAACATTATTCACTCAAATGATCTTGTTTAATTTCTCTTACAGGACAACTAAGTATTTCTGCCATTTGATTTTTGAGAGAAATTCTTTTGTTATTCCAATTTCTAATTTCGATAGCTCGACGACCTATTTCTTCTAAGTCAAGTTCTTTCTCTTTACCACATTTTAATTCAGACTCAAGATCCCATATCTTGTTATGAATGCGTTTTAACTCGTTATATTGAACTTGAATGCCACTAAAGTTAATACTACGAAATTGGTCCATGTACCAATCTAACTCAGCACGATTTAACTGGGTACGATCAAACTTTACCTCTGCGATTGCTAATCTATCTACAAGTTCTATTATAGGAAAAAATGTCATAACAAGGTTCTCAGATGGTCCGCCCAGAGTTGATGTCCTGATTCGTTAAGATGAATATCATTCTTGTTTATCTCGCACTTATTGTCATGTATAAATTCTAGCATAAAATTTTCTGTTTGTAAATCCAAATGGTTAACACTTTCCTTACTAAAGTAAAACGGAATATATTTGCAAGGACAACGTAATGTCACACTGTCGAGATAACTAGTAAGATTACATCTCTGTTCGTATTCGGAGTAGTAATTACTAAACCACGTATCGTAAAATTCCAACCCCGAATTTAAGGGTGTAAGTCTTTTCCATTTGTTAAAGGTACTAGCAGTTGGATTATAACTTCTAAATAATTGCCTTGTTTTAGTTGTAAATTTCAGCGAGCGATCAATCACATCAATATGTTGAGGATTGTCTGGTTGATATTCAAAGCTTTTTCTACTGTAATGACTCCAACCGATGACTACAATATCATCATCGGCGATGAGATGACTGTTTTCTAAAAATGTATGATAGATAAAAAAATTGTCAGCACCAGATTGGGCAAAATTTTCATAAGAGATACTTAAACCCTCAGCTAACAGATATCCCCAAAACTTATGTTCATCTACTAAATGTGGTAAACTCATACTCTGACCAAATATCCAAAGTTTCATAGGTATAACACCTCAATACTCTTTGGATTGTCTAAAATATTTTGAATTTGTATGTTGTTGATGTTTGGTCTACAAGGTTGACACAAACTAACATTAGTTTTATTGTATATGTCTTGATGCTGTTCACCTAACCATAGGTCTCTAAAGTCTCCAGTATCCCAATTACCTAATTCAAACTGTGGATTACCTTTGTTTTCACAACAAATATATATTTTGCCATCAGCACAAAACACAGGAAAGTGGAACATCTGATGGCATTTTTTATAATTACGTGGACGAATTTTGTTCATGTTCACATAATGCGGTAGATTAAATTCTACACTCAACCGTTGTAACATATCCAACATCTCATTAGTGATAACATGAGCGTTTCCGTTTATAATAGCCGGACGAAAATATAAACCACGCCCATTTACTTGTTTGACAGTTTTAAATAGATCATGCATGGCCTCGTAGTTGTCGTTTAGTGGATTAATTAGACATTTGAAATCTACATTAACACCAACTGAGATTAAATTTTGAGCATTATTAATTACTCGATTGAACAAACTCTTGGCCGTTAAACTATGACGAATTTTTTCGTATAGATCCTCAGTCCCGGCATCAATGTCTATACCAATCCACGCAATTTTTTTAAGTTTCTCAACAACGATACTGTTGAGTAGGCGATCTAGGTTACTGCCATTTGTAGTAATGCTACACAAAAATCCAAGATCGATAGTGTGTTCGATTACGTGTTCATAACCGATTAAAACTGTGGGTTCACCACCGCCTGGATAAGTTATTGTATGTGTAGTTCCATAACTATTTGGGGTATGAGCTCGCCAACTGGCTAACTTGTTTAGTAGATTGATATACTCAGTATACTTTTTTTGTACTGGTTTGTTTTTTCTAAATTCCTCACTATTGCAGTAGTAACAATCCTGATTACAAACATTGGTCAAGTCAATGTCTACCTGAGCCGGCAGAATTTTCATTGTATCTTGGTTTTTCATCCAATGTACTAGTTCAGCGTATTGATACATGTTAATAAATCTTGATAATATTTTTTACCAAACTCTCCAGCAAAAAGCATTTCGGCATTCTGCTTTCTTCTTTGGTATGTAAGTTGATTAAGTTTAAATAAATCTTGACTAAGTAGATCGTTGATGATCTTGTGAACTTTATGAATCCTTAACTTCCAATCTTGTTCATGATCGTAATACTTATGGTCAATTATATCGTCAAAGGTATCAACTCCAAGATCGGCAAGTGCTTGAATGGTTCCGGGATTTCCAATTATTAAAAAAAGTTGTCCACTAGCTATAGGTTTCCAAGTTTTTTCGGTTATAAACACCATTGGCAAAACTGTAGTTTCAGTTACTAAATGAATGTAACTGTCTGTGCATGCTGGATGATTGATATCATAGGAACTTGCATATTCGTTTGTATTTGAAAATGTTTCCCATTCTTTTAACATCTCCGGATCTAACATATAATCATCAGCACGTTCTGGATTTGAAAAAGCGTGACGATTCATTGTAAATACCCAGTTAGAAAAATCAGGATGTTTTCTAAGTATAAGATAATTGTATATTCTATGAAATCTATGATTAAAATTTAAACTGGATAATCTATGTTTTTTTTCAAAATTATCAATAGATTCTAATTTTTTAAATTGTACATAGCTCTGATAGTACCAGTGAGAATAAAATAGTAACCTCGGTCGAGATAAATGATCTGTTATGTTATGTGTAAGGAGAATAAAATTTATACCGTTGGACTCTAATAGGTCATATATTGCCTCGTAGATCAATGTACCGTCTCCATAATGCTCACTGCTAAAGTCGGCAATAACTAATCGATCTTTTGGTAGATTTTTTATTTTTTCTTCACTGAGAATCCATTCTGGAACATCAAAAATTGTCCTAGGATCATTAAAATAAAACGTATTTGGAATGTTATTAATTATACCAATTCCATGCGTGTTGTGCGATGTCATGTAATGTGTATTTTGGTCGCCAATTGGCCATCTGTTCAAATTTAGTTGCATCGGCTGTAAGAGTAGCCGGGTCGCCATCGCGCTTGGGACCAAACTCGATTTGAATAGGCAAGTGTGTAACACCACGAATAGCATCAACTACTTGTAAATTACTTGCACCTGTTGATGTGCCTAAGTTGTATACACCAGGCAATACCAACAACTTGTTTAGTGCTAGGATGTGTGCATCAACAATATCACTAACGTGTAAATAATCTCTTACACAGGTGCCATCATCTGTATCGTAATCGTTGCCATTACATACAAAGTGTTTACCTAACTTGGCATTTTCAATAATGCGTGGAATGATATGTGTAGCACCTGGCTCTTGCCCATGACGAGCCTGTGGATCTGCACCACACGCATTGAAGTAGCGGAATGCTACATAATCAAAGTCGTAAGCACGAGCATAAGACTTGAGCATCCATTCAATCATTAACTTGCTTTCGCCATATGGACTGATAGGTTCTGCTGGGTCAATTTCTTGGCAAGGTGTTATAACAGGATTACCATAAGTAGCCGCACTGGAACTAAAGATTAGTCTTGGGCGATGTTCAAATGCCAACAAGTAATCGCAAAGTGCTTTGGTCTTAACAAAATTATTGTTATAATATTCTTCTGGATTGGCAATACTAGGACCGACTAAACTTGTACCAGCACAATGTATAATAGCATCAACATTCTTTTGTGCCATCCAATTTAATCCAATGTCGCTGGCAAAGTCTGCTTGTAAAAATTTATCTAGCCAATTAAGATTTGTGGACAAAGGTCTAAGGTCAATACCGTATACTTCGTGACCTTGATCACATAGTTGTAGTACTGTTTGTCCGCCAATATAACCAGCGGCTCCGGTTACTAGCACTTTCATTCGTACTTGCTTTCTGCTACATGATCACGATAACGATTACCGGCTCTGTTCCACTGCTCGCCAGCACCAGTCATAATATCAACAATGCGATCAATAGTGCCATCGTTCCAGGCACTAATCTTGCCCATGTTCCGGTGCGGCTGTTTTAAAAGATTAACCAACTTATGATGTGCGTCATCAATGGACCAGGGTACATAGAGCCTATCAGGATCATTAGCAAAAGTTTCAGGGAAACTGCGATAAGCAGGATATAGAACGTTGGCACCCAAGGTATCGGCTTCAGAAACAGTATTGGATACCCAGTCCTGTAATGCACAATTAAATAACACCCGAGAATCATTAAGAAGAGCATAGTATTCGTCTTTCTTGAGGTCCTTATAAATCTTTAACAAGCCACGTGCTTCAAGTTCCTCTGCACGTTTAAGATACTTAGGATTGTTTGAACGCAGTGGACCACCCGAGAACACAGCAAACTCAACATCTGGATCTTCGTTCCAGGTTGTATGCCACGCTTCAATTAAGTCCATGAAAAAGTCTGGTTGTTTCTCTTGATCAAAACGTGCGGCAAAACACACACGTTTGGTACGTTCAGCAAACGGTTTAACATTGAATGGACCACCCACCCGACCTAGTACTTCTTCCTTACCGAATGCTAGTCCACTGATGTTATAGATAGGAGCAGACCAGTTAGCAATACGCATATGTGCTACCATCTCTTCGTTAGTGGCAAGTATGCCTGTGACAAACTCATTGACCATTTGCTCATACAAGCTCATCCACTTGGCCATACCCCATACGTGTACAAAGTCATCTGGATCAATAGCTTGTGCTAGACAACGCACATATACACGTGGACGCTGATTGGCTGGAATCTGATCCATAATATATGGTAATGATTCGATACCTGGTTGGAACATGTCCTCGAAGTAAACAACATCCTCACCAGTACACTCACCGTTACGCATCATCTGTACCAAGTTCATCATTTGACTCATACCAAAGTAACTGCGTCCATGTGCGTCTAACACTTGTCCTACACTAATGCTCTTGGTATTGTCAATAGTTTGACCTGGAACTACAACACAATCAATGCCGCGTCGCTTAAACACAGCCTCATTCCATTGTTGTAGCTGAAGGGTATAACGGCCTTCGTATGGTTCGAGGCCCATGTAAAAGAGTTTACGCATGTTAGCGGTATCCTGAGAATCTGCGGGAATCTTCTACCCACATGTTTTTGGCGTTCTTGCCTTGGATGAATTTGTTATACTGTTGCCAAGCATAACTCTTGAAATTGTAGAGATCGCTCTCGTTGAAACGATAGCCATAATCCACACAGAAGTCCAAGAAACTTTCTAAGTCATTATGAGTTTGAATGGCCTTAGCACTTGGTCGGTAAACTTGCTTACCCATTTGATGTTCCCTTAAATTTTAATTGAAAGGTTAGGGCGAGAAAGTTCGTATTTAATAAGGCATCCGTTCTCGCCATTCCGGACCGCCTTTGGTAAATTGTAATAGTTTGTCTGTGTCATAAATAACAACGATAGAGAGGTTACCACAATGCCTAAATTATTTAACCCTACATACAATGATACTTGTTTTTTCTGCGGTTGTCAAGCCCATTACATTAGTTTTAATTCCAAACAACTGCGTTGTGTTGAAAAAATTACTCAGTGCCCAGGTTTTGTTAAAAAAGCCGAAGCATCTCGACAAAAGAACATTTCTCCAGAACAAAGACATGCTCATATGAAGCGTATGAGTCAAAACGGCAATGCCAAATTGGTTGAGCTTCATAAAGATAAACATTGGAGAAAACAGAAAAGCGAAAATATTACTAAAAGTAAAGTAAAAAATGGTTCGGCTATTGACCCATCTCTTAAAGACGCTTGGAAACTTTATGAAGATGCTGTTGACCGAATCACACGCGAAAGTTGGATTTATTATCAAGATATAATTAATCCGGGTGGTTTAATAAGAGGAAAGGAATTTGAACTGGATCATAAGTTTAGTAAGGCAGAAGGATTTAAAAATAACATACCGCCTGAATTTATCGGGCATCCTGCTAATCTTGAAATGATTAATAGGTCCGAAAACCGTAAAAAATATAATACCTCATCTATCACAATTAACGAATTACACCAACTCATCGGTCAAACTTTGATCGATTGAGCTGGATAGGATTGTAAAAATTCAATCTGAGCTCCATTCTCGTTGTCTTCACTGACATCTATTTTAATATCTCGATTTGGGTATTGTTCTGCGATTTGAAGATATAAATCTTCAGCAATCATCTCACAACTCTTAAAATCAAGATTTAAAATATCATCTTTATACAAGGATTCGACCCAACGTTTAAATTGTATAAATTCAATAGCTCGATCTGAATGTTCAACTTCGATCGCAATTTTAAAATGAAACATATGCCGGTGGGGGTTAGCTAAGAAACTTACATCATATTCCCCTGCTGTGTTTAACTTTGGATCGGTTGCAGCCGCTGGATATCTATGGATGCCTTCGCGGGCAAATGTTACCCAGATCCATCTCTTTGCTTTTTGTTTAATGCGTTCTACTTGTTCACGTTGTTCTTGTATCATTGTGCTTTAATCATTCCTGGTGGTGGGTTAGAATTTTGCCATCCTTGTTTCCACCAATATTCTACAATACCGCCGGTCCAAGGGCAAGAGGAAATGGGTTCTCCGCTACGATTGGCTTCGTAACCTTTTGTCCATTCTCTCATGGCAATCTTTTGATCTGATTCGTATGTGGCTGTCATAGTTTCAAGTTTTCGTATGTGATGATTTTACCGATCTCTTCTCCGAGATCCTTCCCTTCTACTATAACATGTAGACTACGGTTGTGTCTATCCTTTTGGTGATCATAGTTTTCGGTTTCGATTACAATGCCACCATTTGCTTTGAATACTCTAAAATGAAATCCATTTGAATCAATGCTGTTGGACCTAACTGCAACTTCAATTGGGACCGAATCACAATCGTCTTTTAGTGCCCATGTACGTAGTTTTCTTTTAAGCCATTTCATTTGGTGCCTTTATAGTAATAGTTGAAGAAGTTGTTTCGGTTGCGTATCCGTCGCTTGAGATTGAAGTACTACAGTTAATGTTACCTCCGGTGCCCGTGCCTGTACCCCACCATATGCCTGGAAGACCTGGTCCTGTGTGTGGTGCTGTGGTAGGTGGAGTACCTGTATATGGATATCCTGGACTATAAGGTGCTGGCGTATATGGATGTTGTTGTGCTATTTGTTGGCGCACCATTTGAATTTCGTTACGCAACGACTGAATTTGAATGGTCAACTCCATCATCTTATCACGCATCTGTTTAATCGGCCCTGGAGTTCGATTATCATCTACTTTGGTCAACGCAACAATCATCATGAGTTTTCTAAATGTATCTTTTACCCTTGGATCATCGCTGGTCATAGCCTGATCCAACATGTCCATTAGTTGTTCTAAATCATCCATTATTCTATCTCCTGGTCCTTACTGTATTTAGACCAATCTGTAAACACTGATCTATTTTGTAAGTCGTGTACGCTGTGACACCACACACCTGGATTAGTTGAGGCAAAGTCTACGTCATCGATCTTTAGTGTGGCATTATATCCCAACTGATTGATGTGCGGTAATTTAACACTAATCATAGGAATAAAGTTTACATAAGTTGTAAGTTCGGTGTTGGGCAAAAACTTTGCATGAGAAACATCTATGTCCAGTGTACACAAGTAACCAGCAGATAAACATTCGGCAACCATATCAATCCAATGTTTCCATTCATCTGCTGTGATATATTGTTGTGGGAAACTTTGATTAGCACCGAAGTAAATATGTTCTACTTCTTCTGTGTCGGCCCAATTTAATATATCTTCTGTAGATTGTATGCCCACAACAAACAATGTCTTTTTGCCAAACGCCGGTGTATGTTCTACTTCTTCACCCACAAATGCTAGAGTTTTTTCGTGTCCTGGTCTATCCATTACTTCACCTCTGCTTCTAATGCATCGAGTTTATCAACTTCGTCAGCAGTAAATTCCTCGCCATGATCTTCGGGTGTGTCATCTACTACGTCAAACAGTGCGTTGAACTGTGGACGAGCACTGACTGTTTTCTTGCCTTTGAATCCACGTGTGCCGATAATGTCCATCCAATACTTGTTGTAGTGTTCAATGATAGCTTCAGCTTCATCTCTATTGGGTGTGGCAAAGATGGCATCTACAATATCTTTGAACTTGGCATGGTCGCCATTTTCATACCACATCATGTTAGGCCATGTACCGGAATCATAAGCACGATTGGCACGTTGTACTGCTTCTAAGTGTGTCCAAACATTATGACCCATGAGCAAAGCATAACTGAAACTATCCCACGATGTTTTACCTTCTTTACCAATTTTATTTAGGTCACCTGGTTTGTACACACAGATATCTTTCATTGTAAACAATCGAGAAATTGGACTTTCATCAAAGTGATTGATTAATCCATCTGCTACTACGGCTTGTCCATACGGACGGGCGTCTGTGCTATACTTCTTGTCATCCACAATAGGACTCATACGATAACACCATTTGTCATTGTGTGGCAAGTCAATGTGATGATATACCTGTCCGTTAGCAGTTGCTAAGAATGGACTAGCACAGTCAAACGAGATAGTAAATGCTGGATTAACATATTTGCGAACAGCACGTTGAATATCTGTTAACAACACAGCCCACTCTAATTTACTTGTACCCAAGAAGTGCATCCAATCATGAATACCTTCTTGTAACAATCCATCATGACGTAGTGCTACAAGTCTGCGTAGTACCAAGTGTACATCACACATATTCTGACCACCCATGGCCCATCCATCAAAGTGTGTGTCTGGATACTTAACAGGATCGCAATACTCTTTCATAATGTCATACCACTCATCTGCTGAACGATGATTGTCACCTTGTAACACGTTCAAGAACTTGGCACCACCATTATTCTTGCCCTTGCGATGCTTCATGAAATAATCATTGTTGAACTTGGTAGCATCTACAGCTTCTTGTAGTGTGGTAATTTGACATTTGGCACTAGCGTTCTTATCGTGAATAACCCAAGTTGGAATATCAAGAATCATGCCATAGTCAGCAACACCATCTAGCCACTTCAAGATTGCTTCACGTTTCTTTTGTGCTTTAGGGCAACCACTGTTGGCTTTCCAATCACCCTCCCACAAACCCTTGGCAATCTGGAATCCACCTGAGTCACCTAGGATAAATGATCCTGGATCACGATTACGCACCATGTCCTCTGACCAGTCTTGCTTGGTCAAATCCAAGTTAGCGTGACCACCTGAATATAAACTCCACTTGTACGGAAACAATGCTTTCTGTGGATTAAGCCAGTTCATCATTTCCATGTCTTGAATGCCAGCGGGCATACGTGCAGGATCAACGTAAGGACCATTTACTGGATCACGTTGCTTGCCTATGAACGTAGCATAAAAACCACTGATGGCCGGAAGGAACACGGCATAATCATTCTGTTTTGCTGTTAAATTATCCTGCGACATTGTCTTCCTTGACTAATGCTTCTACTATTTTAAGTTGTTCTTCTGCTTGTTTGAACTTGTCGTATGCGTCTTTGATAGCAGGATTCTTCTCTGCCATCGCCTTCCAACGACGTTCCTCATCGATCTTTTTACCGGCCCAATCAATAACTTCTTTGGCATTTGGACTTAAATCAACTGACACATCCGAACCTATGCGATACCAATTGGCTGTGCCATCATACACTTCTAGACAGTGACTCTGTACATTGTATCGAACCATACCTGCACTGGGCGTTCCGGGACTGATATAAGGCATACCACCACTTGTAGATTGTACGCCTATATATGTATAGTTGCCGTTTATAGAGTTAATCATTTAATCACCTGTGCTATTAAATTGTAATCCATACTGTATGCATCAAGGATTCTCTGTTTAAGTTCTGGTTGTTCATTTATCCTGCTATATAAAAAGTTTTTAATTATTTTAGAATCTTGATTTAGATTGCTATCATTACGATCAAGTTGTCCTTCTGAAACAAAACTTAATTTTAGATGATCAGATACTTTATTGTCAACATTTGAATCACCTATATAAAAATAAACTCGTGGCGTATTTGGTAACAACTCTTCAACAAATTTATATTGTGGATACACATGATCGTCAAAAGATTCTAAGTTATCAAAAATTAATCTTTCGGTTAACCATGTATAGTTGTTTACAAAATCCTCGCCAGTTTTTCTTTGGAAGTTTGGGCCTGGGCCAAATTTTATGTTAAAAAAACTACTAGCATTTAATATCCAACTTAGTGCGTACTGAGCAAAACCGGATACCCATCTGTCTAACGGATCTCTTAATATTATTATTAATTCATTAATGCGTTCAGCATTAAGATTGTTAATATTTGCGGCGGACCAGCCGTTTGCATTTAACCAACTGGAATAATAAGAGCTGGCATTTTTAGGAATGTTAACCATAAACTTTGTATGATCTTGATTAACATTCCCCGATCCAGGAGTATACCCACGACGTATTAAATGCTCACTCACTTACTTTGTGCTGGAAGAATATAGTTATAAGTTGCCAAGCCAGAGTTAACTGTAATTTGTGCGGCACCATCATCACTAATCTTAAATGACTTGTCACCTGTTAAATCCAAGATGCTAATAACAGTCTTGATTGGCCATGCCCATGAACGCTTGAGTACACCTTGTACACTTGGTTGAAATACAAAGTTACCTGCGTGGGTGGAGTGATCACCAAAGAAGAACTTCAAATCACCATTGTCTGTTTTTGCTTGGAATGTTACTTCCTCTGCGTTAGCACTTGCCTGCATCTTCAAACGCTGAATAGCCGCTTGTGTTGGCTCAAAGTCAATGTGCCAGTTAACACCTTTGAACTTAACTGTTTTAAGTTTTTCGTTGACAATCTCACTTGCCATAAAGCGATAGTTATTCTTAAAGTCACCTGTGGCATTTTCAAAGTTAATGCCATCTGGTGCACCTGTGTCTTTGCGTGTGATGCTTAGTTTAGCATTCTCTTTATACTCTTGAATGTTCAACAAGATACTAAGTTTACCCAAGTTAGGCATACCAAAGTTACCAACAAAGTCTGCTACTGGAGCGGCAAACTTGCCCTCCAATACAACTGAACGGTCTTCTGCGATGCCCGCAATAATTGTTTCGTTAGCATCGCCTGTAATTTTTACAAGGTCAATACAGCCTAATTTGTATGTGTGTTCTACTAAGTCTAATAAATGATCTCTCATGTGTTTCTCCTATGATGTTTGATTATACTGGGGTTATTTAGAATTTGCAATAGGTTCGAGTAAATTTTTTCTACCAGATTTGATAATTATTTCTTTTAATTCTTCTGCGGTGTATAAATCTCTTTTATCTTTTTCCACTAATTGAAATTCATCAACAAGATTTCTTAAAAAATGTAGCTCGGCAATCGATTTTTTAATTTTTATCTTAGCCAAAGTTTGTCCACCACGTAAACTGGTAAGATCTCCTGGTTTTTTAAATTCGATCCATGTGTTTGGTCCATCATCGTGATGTTTGAATAGTACTTCGTAGCCGATTCTCTCAGCTAGTGCTACAACCAGATTACCGGGAGTATAAGAGCTATAATTCATCTCAGTCAGTATAACTGCTTTTGCACGGTCACAATCATTGAATGTCATGATTAACACACCGCCTGGACGAAGTTTTTGATAAATTTCCTCAAGATACTGTTTGATAATTTCAAAGGGCTTAAAATTAAAGAAGTGGTAACTAAAACAAAATCCAAATTGGCCATTGGGTATCTTTTCTAAGATTTCGTGATCCTCTGATTCTGTAATAACATATGGACGTAACCTACGTCGATATTCTGGTGTAAATTTTTGCATCACAGGATCTAATAAAGTATGTCTTATATCTATTAGATACAATGGATCAAACATAACCAAATCATCAATAAAATTTTCAAGCCCAGGACGAATAATCATGCCGGGATATTTCCATGATGAGTAACGTTTTAGTCTTGCTCGAAGTAATAAATCAGTTTCTTGATTAAATGTCAATCGGCGATTCAAGATTTGCTCATCGGTTTCTTTTGTTATTCCCTTATAAAGCTCGTAGCTTTTACTAAAGTAAGGTTTTTCTACTTCGCTGATTATCTTGTCAAGTTCGTCTTTCAGTGAATAAAAATTATCTCTGAATTGATCAAATTTTAAATTAATTTCATTGAAATGTTCCTTGAGTGTTTCTGTATGATTGCCTAATTGTACAGACTGGCTCTCAACTAAGTGTATAACTTTGGTTAATTCTGATTGTGCCTGTTGCTTGACATCATTAACAATCTGCATGTCAATTTGATTACGGTAGGCTACTAGTTCGCTTAGTTTCATCTTACCACTCAAACAATGTTTGGAATGTATTGTCTGTGTTAGTTGCTGATGCCAAGTCCCAATCCAACACACCCAATAAGTTGTCCACCTTGCCATCAATAACTGTGGCTTCCATTTCCGCGTCATCAAATGGTAGTTCTTTAAACCATTGTGGTAAATGCATTTCATCTGTTGGATAACCTATACTTGTCCACCCTAACGCATTAGGTTTCAACTTACATACAATAGTTTTCATACCATCAACAATACTCATTGAATAGTTGTCACTGTTCATCTTACGCAAGTTATTCCAGTTTAGTGCCGCACGAACGTGCCCTGGCATGTTAGTCTTGCCCTCACGTTCTTCTTTCTTGCCGTACATGGTTAAGTTGTTCACACGCTTGGGCGAACCTTTTTCCCAACCTGGGCGATCTTTAAACTCATATTTAAATGTACGAACCTTTTCAACAATACTATCACGTGTGGCACCAGTCAGTACATCATCTAAGATGTCACTTAAGAAGTCTTGAATAACTTTAGGAGTATCACTACGCTTGAGATCTAGACCCATGGCTTTTACTTTGCCGGGCTTGCCATCTACGTCCACACGCTTGCCTTCTTTGTCAATGATCATCACAGCATAACGCTTCTTGGTAATAAACAAACCTTTTGACGCAACAACTTCTCGACCGCCTCGAATAACACTGCCCATTTCTCTTGGACAGTGGAATGCCTGTTCCATGAATCCTGGAAAGCTCTGATTAACCTGATCAGCAATACTATCATAAAGTGCAATACAAGTTTCATAGTTCCAAGACATACGTCCTTCTTCTACTTCCTTCTTAAGTACAGGCCAAGCAGAGAAGTAACACGAGTCTGTATCACCATAGATGATAGTTTCACCTACGTGGTCGTATTTGCCCGTGATGCACTCATTAACGTATGCATCCATATGTTTTGCGATACTTCGCCCAGTAAGGGTAGTAGATTGCCCGATACGTTTATCAAAAAAACGGCAACCAGGATTAAGAATGGCTCCGTATAAGCTGTTAAGATTAATTTTCTTAACCAACTGACGCTTGTCCCAGTATTCTTCATCTTCTTTGTTTGTACATTCCTTGAGCTTGGCTTGCATTTCTTTACGTTCAGCATACCAACGTTTGAGTAACCCAGGAATGATACCTTCCTTTTCAAATGTAAAAATAGTTCCGTTAGCAGAGAGACACCAGGGTTGATTACTGTCAAAAATAATCTTCCAAACTTCTGCGGCTGAGTGTACAGTTTCATCACCATCCTGCCAATCAATGGTAATCTCTGTTCCACGTTGTTGTTCCATTACTGCTGTGTATTCTAGTGTGCCAAACAGACCTTCCCAAGCCGCGGCAAAACTCATGCCACCTCGCATGCGTTCTTGAATATAACGATCTGTCATGGTCAGTCTAAGTTGACCGACGATGGTTTCTGGGCCCATGTTAAGTGCCCGGATCGTAGAAGGATACAGTGAGTTAATGTCGATTGATCCGATGTATTCGTGGATACCTTTTTTGGGGTAAGCAACATAGGCACCTGCGGCTTGCGTATCTTCATCTGACAATCTCTCCTTACGGTTAGGCACTACCATTCCACGTTCGTGGGCTTCGTTAATGATCGCTTGCTCAGTTACAGCCACAGCACCCATGGTGGTTTGTAGTAGAACTGTGTTTTCGTGTGCCAGTGTGTTAGCCAAGTCTAAGAATTTTAGTCGCTTGTCTAACTTAGCCACAATCATTGTATCTTGTCTATTATAGTCAATAAACGTTTTGAAGTTTTGATTGTACAGTTGATCCAGTGTGCCTTCAAACTGCGTCTTACGTTCACCTAGCTCGTGTTCAGCAATAGCATCCAATGAGTAACTGTGACGTTCTTCATATGTGTACTTGCGATACAGTTGCATATAGTCCATATGCACACGACCAATCAAGTCAAAGGTGATGTTTTCTGCACCAAAGCGTTCAAAAGTTCTTTGCTTGGGCAGTTGATTCCATAAACAAAAACGTCTAGTGTCATCTTTACTCAACACACGAGTAATACGCATGACCATGTAGGGAATATCGAAACCTTCTGAGTTCCACCCTGACAGTGCGTCGGCATCTTCGATTAAGTCCAAGAACACACCAAGCATAGCCGCTTCATTATCAAACAACATAGTGTTAGAAAACTCACTGGCGATTTCTTCTGCGGTTTCCATGCTCATATGTTTAGGTGGAATAACCAGGGTAACCATTTGGTCTAACCAGTCTAAGTAAACTGAAATAGCCGTGATTGGATTGAATGGGTCTTCTGGTCGACTGTAACCCTTAACCGGATCAAAGTCAACCTCAATGTCGAAAAACGCTGTTTGTAGCTTGGGTGCGTCTTGACCTTTGTAGTTGTCCTCTAGACAACGGAATATGGGATTGATATCGCTTTCATAGAGTTGCTTACCCGATTGGATACGCATTTCCTTGCGGAACTCTTTGTTGTTGCGTGTGCTGAAACGGCTTACTGGTGTGCCGTATATCGATTGGAACTTACCGCGAGGGTCATCGTAATAGAACACATAGTTAGCAGGATACTCGCGGTATTCTCTGCGACCATTAAGTCGTTCTACAACGTGAATACGATCGTGTTCTCTGTCAAATAAAGCGTCCACGTAGCTGATGATAATTCTCCGATATTAGATTAGGTGTATAAATATACTTATATAGATGCTTGGTATAGGAAAAATAAATGTCAATAACTCAAACAGAGGCACAGATCAATCGATGGAAAAACTCTCAAAGTAAAAGAATTGCCAATTGGAAATTAAAAGCATCAATAATTCACAACAATAAGTTTATATACGATAATGTAGTTTACAGCAATTCCCACGACAAAGTCAAGATATTATGCCCGGAACACGGCGAGTTTGAGCAAAGAGCTTGCGATCATTTACATCAAAAACAAGGATGTCCAAAATGTTCTCATAATTTTCCAATTACCCATGAACAGTTTGTTTTTAGAAGTAATGAACGGTATGGCAGTAAATTTACAATACTTTCTCAATTCATTGGAATCAAACATCCTATTAAATTGCACTGTAGAGACCATGGTGAATTTACTCTTAAAAAAGCAGAAAAACATCTTGAACGTGCCGGAGGATGTCCAACATGTTGGTATCTCAGCCGATTAGAAAACTTAAAGCCTGGAAATATCAGCAAAGTTGAGAAAGACTGGTTAGATTCGTTAAATGTTCCGTTGCGGCAAGAAAAAATTATAATTAACGGGCAGACTTATCTTGTTGATGGATTTAATCCAGTTACTGGCACAGTTTATGAATATTATGGATCTTTCTGGCACGGTAACCCAGAAAAGTATTCGCCGAATGAATATAATAGAAAAACTAATACAACATTCGGCGAATTGTATCAACGCACACTAATAAAAGAACAAGAAATAAAGAAACGGTACGCTCTTGTTACCAAATGGGGGCCTTAAAGCGTTTTGCCTGTCATAACTAAAATTTGTTCAAGCAATTCGTGATCTGATTGTTCTTGGCCAAATGAAGCTTTGTGTGCTAGTTTAATAGCTTTTTTAAGAATAGCAGGCTTTACTTCCATTTCTTCTGCTACTGCTTTGATAGTGTCATTCAAGCCGCCTTGGAGTGTTTCAATTTCGTGCATGACCTGCATGCCCTCATTGAGGATTTGAGTTAGTTTAGCTGTTTGTTCTACTGTGAATACGCGATCTGACATTTGGTTCTCCTGATTAATAACAATGTTATTGTACATAATAAAACGTTTAATGTCAATAGAAGTTGCTCACTTTTGGTAAACCGGTAGCGAATCGGTTAAACCAGCCCAGCAGCCGGGCATTCGGTCCTAAGGCCAAATTCTATACTTCTGAATAGGGATTAACTGGAAGATCGTCAGTGGGGTCTGGATAAACAGGATAACGATTTTCATTCATTTGGGGTATACCAATCTAAATCTTTTAATTTTTCTTTAACTTGTTGCTCGTGCCACTGTAACTCACTAGCACACATTGAAACAAATGCACTATGAGTATGCACAGACGGAGCCGAAAGAAATTTTTGATATAAAGATTTAATTAAAGAGTCTCTAAATGCTGGCATGATTACTCCTTAGGCACACAGTTAGGAACTGTGCGTCCATCCTTTTGTTTGGTACCAACTGGCTTGTAACCCTTCCAACATGGATTGTCTTTAGGATCACGTAGGCCTTCTTTTACATCATCTGCGGGCAACAGGCTAACTCGTTTGTCTGAACCTTCATCACGAAGTTTCTTTTCTAAACGGTCATGAACAGCACGAGCATGCTCGTAAGTTTCAAATCTTTTCCATTTTTTACCATTAACACATACCCAGTATGGATCATACTTGCCGAATGTTTGACGACCTTCTTCTACTGCACTTTCTTCACAATTCCAACGACGACGTGCCTTGCAAATTGCCTTGTCTGGTGTTTTTTGGCAACTGATATTATGCATTTTCATTTGGCCTTTACTACGTGAGCAGTAGCTCTTACGACGTTTGCTAGCCTTGGAACCTTTTTTAAGTTTGCTAGGTTTAGTAGTTACAGCCGTTTGTAGTTTGCTACCTGGGTGTTCGCGACGATATGCTTTAACTGCTTTCTTACTCATACCGTCCGTACGATCTTTCTTATTAGCTTTTTGCCAATCTTCATCTACTTGCGGATCAATGCCCTGTTCCTTTTGACTTAACAAATAATCCCAAACATTTACTAACATACCTTCTGCTTTGGCAATCTTTTCTTGCACCCACTCAGGTAAATTATCACGATCCTTGATAGTATCTATTAATCCTTCTACAGCACGAGCAGTAGTATGTAGGTTAGTATGCGCCATGCCCGCTTCGTCATCATACTCACTATCTTCGTGGAACAAGTGTGCATCTGGAGCCACTGGTCGGCGTTCTTTTTGCCAAGTCCATTCTTTGTTGCGTTTGGCCCATTCTGTGCGTGACATGCCATATGCTTGTTCAAACTCGTCATCAGACATAGAATTACGACCTCGACTGTTTAAAAAGTCTTGATATTCAATATCAAGTTCGCTCATTTTACTTTCAAATATTTCTTGTAGAATCATTTTTCCCAACCCTTTTGTTGTGCTTCTTTTTGCTTATCGAGATAACGTTGTCTAATAACTTGCTTGTCTTCATACCCAATATCTGGATTGGCCAATAACTTAGTTAAATGATTTTTAACTTCGTGCCAATGTTTTTCACTAGTCAATGGATTATAACCGGCACGTAAGGCTTCCTTAACTGGTTGTTGTGGTTGTTTAGGTTGCTGTGACTGTTTTCCAAAAATCTTTTCAAAATCCTTAAACAGTTGTCCTAACACATCTTGGTTATTGGGTTCAACACTTTCATTACTACCGACCATCTTTGTACCTGGAGTGCCTTTGTCTGTACCTTTCCAGTAGCCTGTAAATTTAGGACCAGTTGGGTGTTCGCGAGCTTGTTGCATAGTACCTTCGCGGATAATTACCTCTTCTCCGCGTTTCTCTAATCCACGTTTAATTTCTTCCGCTTCTTTTCGGTCGGGGTACTTGGTCAATGGACTCCAGCGATCACCTCGTTTAATCCATATCGAATAATAACCTTTTTCTTGTTTAACCGGTGACCCAGAAACGCTAATTTCGTTTTCTCGCATGTTCAATCTACTTTTTAATCTTGTACCATATTGTTTCATCCACTCAGCCGCACGACGCTCTTCATCAGGTGTAGATTGATGTGTTAATTTTTCTTTTTCTCTAGCAAGTTTATTTTTCTTAACTAATTTTTGTGTAGCAATTTGTTTTTTTACACCGGCTAATTGGTGTTGTAAAGCAGGTAACATACTTGGTGCATATGGTATGCCCATTAACTTACTGGCGGTACGTATGGCATCTTCATAGTCCATGCTTACACCAGCTTGACCGGCATCATACATAGCTTTGGCCGCAGTGCGGAATAACACATCTTGTAATGATTGTTCTTCTGGTTGTCCTTCAATCATAGCACCAACTTGTCCGCTACCAATATCATGTACTTCATGAACACGTCTTTCTGCACCACGTGGGGATCTTCTAAATCCACCAGCAAGTCCAGATGGAATTTCTGCTTTCTTTAAAGGTGATCTGTATATAGGAGATTGAATGCCGCCGATGTCTGCCATACCTGCAGGAACTTCTTCCGGTTTGGCAATTTTTGCTGGTTTCTTTGCAGGTGGCGTTAATTTTGTAGTAGGGGTTACGCCTACAGCTGGTGCCACTCCGGGTTGTGCAATTTTATCTGTAGCCACGCTTACTCCTAGTTGTGGCTGAGCTTCTTTATCGGCACTTCGGCGTTGTTTCATTGCACTGAGTTTTTGTGCCAACGACGCATTGGCTTGACGTAATTGTTGTACTGTTTGTTGTAACGAACGTTCATCGTTTTCTAAATCATCAATTTCTTTTTGTTGCGCTTGATTAATAGCAGAAATTTGCTTTAGCAATTCATCTTGTTTGAGATTTACGTTTTTCATTGATGAAATAGTTTTATCTGTTTTTTCTTGATTGACTATTTCATCTTTAACTAAGGCTTCAATATCTGTTTTGGCCGCAGGGTGACGAGCACGAAGTTTTTGTAACTCACGAGCAACTGTAATATCTTTAGCGGTACGACCTGTTAATTCGTTGTCTTTGTCTTTGAAACTTTTTTTGTCTTCTTTAAACAAGTCTAACTGTTCTGGCTCAGGTGTTTCTGGTTCAGCTTCGGGTTGATTAAAATCTAATTCAGTTTGTTTTAATCGAGCAAGTAAATTTGATATCTTATCTTGACTTACTAGAGTTCTATAGATAAAGTTTGCTCGTTCAGTCTTAGTTTTAAAACTGTCATAGTAATCGGCAATATCATTGATCTCGTCACTATTAATATGGCGATTTGTGCCATTGAGAAAACTAAGAGTAATTGGAGGATTGCCTGGAGTGTCTAACGATTTCATAATTAATGCTAAGTTAGCATTACCTAATGCACGATTTCTTGAACCTGGTACATGTGGGCCAGAAGGAACATACTCTGCTTGTGGTCTTTGGTCTTCTGGGGTACCTGGATTTTCAAATAAATCTATAGTGTACATTATTTTTCTTCTATATAGTCAGCAGATTCATCGTGGCATCTACTGCGAGCTTTAAACATCTCTATTGCCATGCGAGCCTCATCTAAAGTTTTAAACTTTGATTTCAATGCGCGATTACCATGTCGAATTTCAAATCCTGTGTGTTTGTCACCATGTATTTCAAAAACACGACCGTTGCCTATTTCAATGCTTTCAGAGGTAGGATTACCCCCACCGTATGTAGGATTAACTTCGGGACTCGGCGGTGGTGTAGTCTGCGGAACTAAATCTTCATCAATATGTTTAGGTAATAAGTCTTTGTCGCCCTTGTCTTTTTTGCCAAGATCACGATCGTCTTTTTTCTTTTCTTTAATATCAGTGTCTTTTTTCTTGTCGTCAACACTGGCAAGATAGTCGTTTAATGATTTTCTAACTTTGTCTAACAACTTTTCTTCTTCTACTTTGGCTTCGCTAAGAGCTGGCGGCTCTCCTGGTAGTGTACCCGATGCGTGCCAAGGAATATCATCGGCATCAAGATTAATATCATCATGAGGAATGGTTCCAGCTTCAACTGATCCTCCAGTTGATCCACCTTGTTCTTCTGGAGCAACTTCTTTAACAGTGTGCTTGACACCAGCACGCTTTAACATTTTACTTAATTCTTCTTCTACTGGTGGTTGACTGTATTTCACTGGACCAAGATTTTTAGTATCATAGGGCTTCATTGGTTCTGGATCTGGAGTCCATTCATCACCAAATTCACTTTTCATTTGACGTACATAATCTTTGTAATTGATTACATCTAATGTGCTTGGAATTCTGTCTGGAATGTTGCCTTCCTTCATTCCAGGTAATGCTTTAACTACATCAGCTGGCCCCATGTCCTTTTCAGGTTGTGATTTTACTGAGTTATCAGTTCCGTTAGATGCCGCTGCTTGTGCAGTTGCTCCGGATCCAGTAGTATTAACGTTAACATTCTTATTATCTGTTTTTGGATATCCAGCTGCCCATCCTGGAGTCGGTGCAACGCCGCCTAACTTGTTAACTTCTTTCCATTTGGCCGCTACGTTTACATCGGCTTCAGCATCGGGATTGGCAAAACGCTCGCCTTCTGGATCGTGTATAGCCAAATCTTTAGACAAGACAACCGCTTCATCAGTTTCTTCTTCCTCGCCTACTAACCAACCATCCATTGGATGCTTTTGATAAGGTGGTTTGCTTAGAGTAGGACTGATGTCTTTGGGTTTGAACAATGCTGGCAATTGCTTGACTGATTGTTGTTGAGGATTGAGACCATGCTTGACGGTAGTGGGAGTAACACGTCCTTCAAGTATGGCTAATCGTTCAATAATGTCTTTAATATCGTTACTCATTATGCTCGTGCGTCCTTAAGAAAACTCTTAATCTGCCACATATACTTGCCATGACTGTCCTGACGTTCGGCCATAAAGTTAGCAATGTCTTCACGTCCTTCGGCTTGTGCGGCTTCAAACACTTCCATAACGATTGCTTTCATTTTTTCAGTGTCTGACAATAATTCTTCTAACATTAAACGAGCTCGTGGCACTTTAGTTTGGCCACTAATTTGTGATAATTCTTGAAAACGCTCAAAACTACCAGGAGCATAATCATCGAGTGTTCTAATATACTCAGCAATTTTATCTACTGCGCCATAGGCATCTTCATAGATGTCGGCAAAAAATTCGTGCAATTGAGCAAAATCTGGACCTTCAACATTCCAGTGGAACATATGGGCTTTAAGATAGTAAGCAAAATTGCTTGCTAACAACTGTTTTAACAAATCACTTAGCACGTTTTTTTCCTTTTAGCTTTTTCATCCAATCCGGTGTATTAGGAGTGGAGTCGTTTGTATATTTACCTGCAAGCATAGATCCTCCTGATCTTCGTTGCATGCCCATTGGGGCAACAACTGTGGCTATTCCACCACTAGATGTAGCACCGCAAGATGCTGTTTCGACTACAAATTCGCTAGCTCTCATTCGTTTATCCTTACTACATTATTTTCAACTGTTCCTGGGCCGTAATCAACTCTCATGTTTTCCACACGTATACTTGCCAAGTGCGGTGGTACTAATTCGTAGCTAATAGTGTATTCACCGGGTTCAGCTTCTATAGGAATCATTTCCTCAAGATACTGATCAGTCCATGTCCAAGTGCGTTCTGTAAACAATTCGTCGTTAACATACACGCGATAGATAGGAGGCAATCCTTCCCAATCGCAGTCAACGTCACACAGTACACGCACAAAATTCTTGGCCATACTGTATTTAGTGGTATTAAATTTTAAGGGATTAAAGGCTGAATGGATCTATAATGACAATTTGGCCGTCGTCTCTACGACCTAGATTTTCAATAGAACGTAAGTCTAACGGTGCTTGCCCGCCTAGAGCATCTTCAAGATCTTGTGTGGCTAACACTAACCCGTCGATTTGTTGTTCGTCGAGTTCAGGTGGGCGTGGCGTGTTGTTGTAAAATGCGTTAAGAGCATGTTCACCGCGTGGTAGTGCGCTCATCAACTCTTCGAGATAATATAGCACATGCTCTTCACCGTGTACAGGATTTAAGTATTCCATTTCGTAAAGGAAATAACTTTCGCCGTCTACAGTAAAATCTCCAGCGTTGTATATGCGTGGATAGTGCGGGTTACGCTGATTACGCATGAAGAA